ATCTCTCTTGAACTAAATGAGATATCAAATCCAAGATCTATGTCGACATCGATTGTATCCCCATCTACAATTTTAGATACTTTCTTTACATAGTACTCAAACATTTTATCTCCTTAAAAATGGAGCAGTTTATAGACATGCTCAGGTCCATCCTACGGGTAGCGACCCGTCGTCTGCGACTCCCCAGTGACGGGGTGCAGATTTATATTATACTATTTCTTTCTTCTTTTTACGTAACGATGGGGCAAATACCTTTTCTTCTGGTGTAAAAGAATCAAGTATGTCAAATGTCTTTGGCTTTGCTTCTTCAGGTACATTTCTAATTACAAGTACTCTGAGTACACCATTTTCCATTACAACTCCAGTTACATCCATATATTCAGATAAAGAAAAGGTTCTAGTAAATGACCTTGCTCCGATTCCCTTGTGAATATATTTAGACGAATCTTCTTTCGAAGAACCCTTAATTGTTAGAATATTTTTTTCTTGCTCAATTACAATATCTTCTTTTTTGAATCCAGCCAATGCTAGTTCAATCATGTAAGTATCTTCACTAACCTCAACCAAATTATATGGCGGATAGCTTGTTGAATTGTGCATTACCTTTTCGAGATCTTGAAAATGGCGATCCCAGCCAATAAAAAATGGATCCTTAAAAAGATCCAATGAGAATGTGTTAACCATGTTATTCCTCCTTCAAGCGAATAATTTATTTTATAGGCCCTCAATTGAGCTGCCTAATACTATTATACCATTTTTTTGAGCGGATGATGAGAATCGAACTCACCCCTTCTGCTTGGAAGGCAGAGGCACTACCAATATGCAACATCCGCAGAGCACCCTCGGCAGGAATCGAACCTGCGACGCAGACCTTAGAAGAGTCTCGCTCTATTCCGCTGAGCTACGAAGGTAAACCTGATTAAAAGATACGCTTCTTGTCTTGATCCATTTTTTTAGAATCTGATTCAGATGCATATAAAGCTCTCATCTGTGCTTCTGCTGCAGTTCTTCCAGAATGACATCCTACTAACTCACCAGTATCTTGTTTAACTACAGCATATCCGCTGCATCCTGCTGCATTTTGTTTAATTTGCCAAGGCATATTGTTCTCCTAGTTGTTTGGTATATCTGGATCATCCATTTGGATAAGCCCAAATTGTTTTGAAACTTTTTTTCCTTCTTCAGTTAATTCAAATGTGGGATTCAAGTTTTCGTCATATGTCACATTGATAAGGCCTCTATCATATAGCTCTATTAAAGAATTATCTACATGTTCTTGATGAGCTTCCCATAATTCTGGAGCCAATTCTTTTGCCTTTTCTGTAATTCCAAATATGAACTCTCCATCATCTTCAATTCCCGCCACCTCAATGGCTCCAATTTGTAGATAATAGTCTAGAATGTCTCCATCTTCTGAATTCATATTCATATTATAGCGTACCATCTTCATTTTTGTCTATAGTGCTTTCTACTATCTGCTGTACATAATCAGAAAAATGCTTTCTTATGTTTCCAGATGGCCTAGATCCAAGGGCTTTCCACAGCCTTTTATACTCAATTACATTGGCAAATGTGGTGGGGCATAGCATTACCTCATTATATTCTTTTAAAACTGTTGGCAGCGGTACATGCTTGCCACAGCACTTACACTCCTTGGCTTTCTCTTGATATATGCTCATAGTATTGTCATCCCCTCTATTGCTTCCGCCAAATCATTCGGCATCCTTGGTGCTCTAATCATATTAAGAACAATTTCGCCATCTTCTCTTTTAAAATCTTGCTCGTAACTCATAGACTCATAGGTATGTATATTTATTTCTTCATTATTGGAAAACTTTGTTCTGCTTATTGCATTATATATAGATCCACAAACAGCATCTGCTAAGTCTTTAGATCCTTTTCTAGGGTGATCAACTCTATCTCTCATTATTTTTAGCTGCAACAGTTCATCAATTAGAAGCGGTATGTGTGGTCCAACAACTCTTTCCTCCGCAACAATCATTGCCATATCGTCATAATGTTTTTTTGCAACAGATAACACCTCGGTATTTACCCCGTACTGTTTTAACTGCTGCATCATGTCATGAGAATTCCAGCGGTCAAACGTGCATACTTTTATGTTAAAGCCCCTGGATCTCAAAGAAAGAATATAGTCTTTAACTTCAGTAAAGTCAACAGACTTATCTTTTGTTGGTGTCCAGTATCTGACAGCGTCAACCTCAATGATAGGCGCTGGCTGAGAGTAAGTATCTGTAACCTTTACGTTAACCCATTTTTGAACATGGGACATTGCAACTGCACAATGGTCATGCTTTTGAGCTAAGTCTACGTGAATAAAATAAACTTTATCTGGATCTGGAGTAAACCACTCTTCAAGTCTTCCAAATGTATCAACTGCCTGTGCTCCAATACTAAATGCTTTTTCAATTTTCTCTCTTGATTTAAAGAATGCGTCAATGGATTCTGGTGGCATACAAGCGAATCTTGACAAGGCGTCGGTGGGATTTGTGTAAAAAGCTGTTTTAAAATCATCAATTGTTCTTACTGGGTTAATTTCCCAAGTTGGTCTCTTTAAAGCATAAACCTTTGGAATCTTGTAGGAAATAATATTATCTTCTTCCCATTGAATTTCAAATTCATTTCCATCTGTTCCGTCGGGAATGTCTTCATACATTTTAAACTTGTGAGTTCTTACAATAGTTTCTTTCTCTGCAACAACGGCATCGTATCTTTGCTGAATGTAATCGTTTTTATATCTTGGAAACGAAAGAAGAATAACTTTGCCAAAGTCTGGGAAACGTGAATCCACAGAGGCCCTGTACATATCATAGATTGCACTGCCAGTTTTAGCCTGCTCATGACCAGTTGTATTTTCAATACTAAATCCTGAAATTTCGTCAAGGATTACAACAATAACATTGTACCCTTCCCAAGCTTCTCTTTCTGAGTGGCCTGAGTGAACCGTAATTGCTTTATCAAACTGTATCTCTGATGCCTTTGCATTATATCTACCAGCAAACCATGGTGACCTGTCAATTCTTGTTTTAAATCCCTTGAAGAAAACATTGTTAGCCTGCTGAGAGTTAATGGCAATGTTAATAATATCAATTGAATCTCCAGGTGGCTTTCCATAATAAGTTGCAGGATCTTTTAAACATAATAGTAAATATACAATATATGCAACAGCAATTGTAGAGCAGTAATCTTTGCCAGAACCTTTACCTAATTGTGCAACAACTTCATTAGCCGTTTGCTTAGCTATAACCCTTCCCTCATCTTCGCCAAACAATTTGATAAGGGTTGCCTCTTTATAAATTTGAGAACTTTTTTCAATTAAAGTATATTGAAATTCTGATAATGGTGGTAGACCTAAATATTCTGGGCTGTTAACAAAAGTTTTAAGGTCTACTGGCTTTTCATCAAACTCTTCGCCATCTAGTATGTCAATTAAATCTGAAAAATCAAACGACATCTGCATCCTCAATCACAACAGATTCAACAATTCCTGTGATTTGAGATAATCTCTTAGCTACCTCCATCTTACACTTAGGGCAGGTAGAAGTAACCTCTTTTAATATCTTAACCAGAATGTCTTGCTTTCTTTCTGTGTCAGCAATTTGTGTTGCAAGCTCGGCGTTGTCTAATAAACCAACCTGCTGCAACATACCAATTCTTTTTGTTTCAATGTCTGAAATTAATTTTAAAGCAGTGGCCTTAACATTTAGCTGGCCAGATTGATCTGCGTCTTCAACCGTCTTCCAGGCCTCTTTGATAAGCATTGCATAGTGTTGGTCTGCACCAGAGATTGCCTCCTTAGCACGTTCTCTGGAAGATGTATCATTATGAATTACAGACTTCCATTCATCTATTAGCTCTACAACTTCGCCTCTTTTAAATCCAGTTATCGTAGCAATTTGTGTTGGAGTGCTACCTTTGAGAAGTTCCTCAACAACTTTATTCATACGATCATAATGATCTGCTAATTCAATTTCGATTGTAATCATCCTCTATTCTTTGAATATCATCTTCGCCAAAATAGGTACCTGTTTGAACTTCTATAAATTCTACAGGGCTATGTTGAGATTCTATTCTATGAAGATCTCCAGCTTTTATATCGACCGAATGTCCTGGTGACATAATTCTACTTACTCCGTTTATTGTTACATAAGGATTACCAGAAACTATAAACCAATGCTCATGTCTTTTTTCGTGTTTTTGATAGGATAGTCTTTGTCCAGATTCAACATAGATATACTTTGTCTTATGGTTATTAGATTCATTAAGAATTTTATAATAACCCCATGGTCTATTCTCTGTAGTCATTATGTAATTATACTTCTAGTCGACTGAAATAGCAAGTTTCTTAGCAATTTTAAGTAAGATTAAATAACCAATCATATCGTCAATATCATTGTCTCCTGCAAAACCAGAGCCATTTTTGATTCTATTTATCTTATCATCAATACGAATTTTAATCTGCTCTTGATTATCCGCCTGAGAAAATATTCGAATAGGAGATAAAGCCGAATCTCCATACGAAATGTTTTTCTTAATTAGCATCTCTGCAATATCAAGGCACTCTCTAATAATTTTATGTCCTGAAGGTGCACTTGTTGCAATTAGTTGTAGATCTGTTACCCATGCTTGATAGCTATCTTTGTTTGGATAATCTGTTCCCACCATTATTCCATCTCCTTATATAGTTGTTTAAGACCCTTTAGCGTTCCTATATCCATATATTTTCCACCTGGTCTTACCGCCCTAACATCTAAATTCATATCAAGCCACTCTTGTATTTGTTTTCCTGGATGCTCTAATTCTATATCTATGTATCTTATCAAATTTTTGCGGAATAGCATAGTGCCCCACATGTGTGGATATTCACAAGAAGAATTCTTATCCATGGAAGAAAGTACTTTATCTCCAGATAATAATACCTGGCCCACCCTTCCTTTTAGATCATCGCCGCAATCCCATGTTCCAAGAACAAGATCACCTGGGGAAGCCATCATTTCTTTGTATATATTCTTTTGTGTTCCATGAATGTATGTGTCTGGCATTCCAATTAGAACTGTATCGTTATAATCCCCAACCATAAACTTTACTGCATCTGACATGGTGGATGGCTCACGAACAATTAATTTAATATTCATATCCATGTTCTGAATAATTGGAACCCACTCAGCTCTTGTTGAAACCCTTACCTCATCACAAACTTCTAGCATTTGCTCAACGTGCCATTGAAGTAGACATCTTTCGTCAGAAATTGGTAGACAAAATTTAGGTATGCCACCTACTCTTGATGCTTTTCCTGAAGCTGGCAATATTCCTATCGTTGACATCACTTATCCCAATCATGAGGATTAAATCCTTTAGGATAGGATTCATTTACTCTAGGATCTTTTTTCCAAGCAATCCATCCTTCTTCTCTATCGTCTCCCCAATATAGATGAACTACATCTCTATCTAAAAGCCTTTTGGCATCTTCTCCGTGAAAAATATAAACTTTATTATCTTTTAAGAATGGCATTTCAATAAGCTCTGGAGCCCATTCATTAATGTGTTTTTGATATGGCTCTACTCCAAGTTCACGGTATAGGGCATCTGTAAACATTTGAACGTCAGTATAATAATGAACCATATGATTATGCTGAACAATTCCTTCAGAACATCTTTCAACGCAAAGGTCTATCGCTGCTTTTAACAGTGGGTGCCCAGATTTAGCAGCAATTGTTTGAGTTGCTAGCCAAGGTGTGTCTCTTTCTATATCTAAAATCATATCGTAATCAGAATTTAACCAAGTGTCTACTGGTATTTTGCAGTGTGTATCCATGTCTGCATATATTCCGCCATGAATATAAAGAATGGCAAATCTCCACAAGCCAGCCTTCATTACTCCCAGAGGCAAGTTTACATAAGTCTCGTATGTCTTTAAGTCAAAGTGTTCTTTGAAAAAATCTTCTCTGTCCTGTCCGCTCATGTAGCCATGAACCCATTCTGGATTTTGATAAGTCCATGTTCCTACGCTTTCTTTAGCGTAATGTGGCAATTCATCAAAAGTTGTTTCATAGGTCTGCCAAATCTTTTTTTCTATACTCACATTATCTCCTTTTAATTAGCTGAAACTGATCTAAATATCTCTGTATGGTCATAGCAGAAACATTGCACTCTTTTGCTATCTCTGTAACTGTTTTCTTTTGAACAACGTATCTTCTAAATAGCCATTCTTTGCTTTGATATAACTTCATCTTTGAGTCAATACCTTATTTGCATAGTGTGCAATTCCAAATGAATCAGCAACGTCAAAATCTGTTATTGAGAGAGAGTATTTGTTATTAAAATAATCTACTGTCCTTTGCTTACGCATATTTCTTAACTGAGTTTTATACCATGAGTCTGCATATCCTGGGTTCTTTACTCTAATCGCCTGTTTTTCATCTTTTGTTGGGTTCTTGTTTCCAATATAGGCTTGCCAAGAACTTGGAGATATAGTAATAACCTTAGCTCCAGTAGACATCAACTCAGCAATAACAACTCCATAAACATATGACAATTTTATCACAGCATCAGGAGATCTGACAAGTATGGCGCCCTCTACAACTATATAGTCTGATTTTAATTCATCAAGCATCAGAGCCATTTTCTTTTTAGCGTCATATATTTTTTCGTATATGTCCATGCCCACTAAATCTATCTTGCCCCATTTTAATGGTTTATCATTTTCCATTAAACAAAAGGCAATTGAATTTGTAGACGCATCTATTCCAAGGACTCTATGTGCCTTTGTTTTGACTAACTCAGCTAACTTCATCTATCATCCCCATTAGCTTTTTTTTATTATTTATATTAATTTTCTTTTCGCAAGATGAGCATATGTCAGACTGATTATATCTACTTAACTTAGTCTTACACTTTGAGCATGCCCTAAAAGCACCATTTCTAATAGCTTTTTTCTCGTAATACTTTTCCATAATACGCTTGTTTGTTGCAACTCTGCAACATTCATCTGAGCAATATTTTTGATTATGTGTCTTAGCATCAAACTCCTTGCTGCATTCTTTGTTGTTACATATCATATAACAGGCACCTGGAATTTTTCAATCTGAACTGTTCCCACTGGCCCACCCTTTTCATAACATTCTTTTTTAACTGGGCAGTAGGTGCATGGCATCTTTGATTTTGTTGCACCAGCTGGACGCATAGGAAGATCACCATTTTGAAAATTATCCCATACCTCCTGCATCCACAAAAATGTATCCTCAATTATCTTCTTATTCTTCTCGTTCATTGAGACTGGGATTACCAAAAGCTCCTGAGTGTTTTTATTCTCATAAAGAAAGAATCCTTCCCTTGCATTCTTTAACTTCATATAAGTAAGAAGCTGCAGCATATGGTTTGCAGATGATTTCATTTCCGCCTGTCTTGTATCCCAAACCTCTTGCTTTGCCGTTTTAATTTCACCGATTACTGTCTCGCCATCGTACTCCATAATCAAGTCAATGAATCCTCTAATTGGAGGATACTCATTAATAATTTCTTCTTCTTCAGCTCTCCACTCAGGCATTGTCTTAATTAAGTTTTGAAGTCTTTCATGAGCTTGTGTACCCTGAGCCATATTAGCAACAGCAACAGCATCATTGTCGTCAATAAACATAGCACCGCTAAATGCCATGTACCAATATCTTGGACATGTTCCATGACCATATCCAAGTGAGCTTGGGCTAAATGATTTTTTTGTCATCTCGCCGTCTGCACGTTTTGTATTTCTATACGCCTCGTCTAGCAATAAAGCAAACTGCTCTGGATCAAAAAACTTTCCAGTATGTTTTTTAAACTTAAGGTTCTTTACTATATCTCTACCCATTAGTAAACCTAAACACTAATGCTGCACCCAACCAAATCCCAACAATTCCCATTACGGCTGGAAAATATGGTGGTGCTGGTACTGGCAGCTTAAAAGCTGCAAATATACCGCCAAGTACTGCGCCAGTAAATGTTGAAAGCAATATGTCTTTTATCATTATGAATTATACCTAACCACGTATTTAAGTGCATCTACTAGTTTGTCTATGGACTCTTTTAAAGAATAGTAAATATTCTTCTTATTATTATTTTCAGTACCAGCTTTATCCTTAGCAATTGTAGAATAAACAGATGCCAATACAGCAAACTTAGTTGACATTGCCTGTAGCTCCATAATTAAATGCGGGGCCTTTGCAGAAGGTACATCTGGATTCATAAGTATTTTTACAACAATAGCTAATGCCTTATCTAGATGCTCATCCTTCATGAATTCATGAAGATCGTTAAACTCTGTTATGTCACTTATTAATTCTAAGGTATTCTTGTCACTCATGGTTCTCCTCCCAAAACTGTATTAGCTCTTCTAATACTGCCCACTCAATTATTCCAAGTCTTACCTTAGAATCTTCACCTATAATAATCTTTAATGCTGGATACATATCTCTATTTACTTTAAAAGTATCTGTACATATTTTAGCCCAAACATCTTTATTTAACGTAAAGGATCTGCCTGCTTCTTTATAGTCTACAAGGAACTGATTCCATTGTGCATCACCCTTTTGATAGTCACCACGCCCACTATTTTTTTGAGCCCTTGCGCCATCACGTTTTACTTCAGATCTTTCCGACATTACCCAACCTTAAATATTGTTTCATGGCCTTTTGAACATTTCCAAGACATCACCATATCTAGTGGGTCCCAAAAGGAACCGTCAACATCTTCATCACATTTTGAGCATGGCCTTACTCCACCAATTTTTTCTAAGCCATAACCATTTACTTTTTCATTCGGCTTATTAAAAAATTCATTAAGATCTGGCATTTATTTCTCCAACTAAGTTGTCTACAACATCTGGATTTTCTTTTAAATATGCGACAGCCTTTGCACGTCCTTGAAAACGTTCTCCATTTACTGTATACCATGCTCCACCCTTTTCAATAATACCGCACATTTCTGCAACGTCAAGTGTTTCTCCAACACGGTCTACACCAATAGCTTCCCCTTGGTAATAAAAGTCGTATTGTCCTGATAGATTTGGGGGCCCAAGTTTGTTGTAATCAATAATCCAGTTAACTGGCCTTCCAACTCTTTGTTCAATGATCTTGTCGCCAACTTTAATCCCAGCCTTAATAGCATTCGCCTCAGCTTCAGACGACCAGAGTTTAATGACAGTGGAAGAAAAGAACTTGACTGCCATGCCACCTGTTGGGATGTGACTAGCATGCATAGATCCAAATTGATTTCGTTGTTGTGAGATGAGAACAAGTAGTGTGTTTTTGTTTGCATAGTTTAACATCTTGACTGCGTGGGTCATATCCTTTGCTTCTGCGCCGATTTGCTTAGTGTCTTGCAAATCCTTCATTTCATTTCCGTCTTTTTCAAAGTAGATCGCTGGAAGCAGTGCTGATATTGAGTCAACAACAATTAAGTCAACACCAGCATCCATTAGCTTTGTAGCAACATCTACCATATCATTAACTGTTTTGGCTGGAGAATAAATAAGAGAAGAAGAATCTACTCCTAAAGTTTCTGCCCATGATTGGTCATACGATGCTTCTGCATCAATCCATGCACAAGTCTTTCCTTCTTTTTGTGCTATTGCAATCATCTGTAAACAAAAAGAAGATTTTCCTGCAGACTTATTTCCCCAAACAAGAACCTGTCTACCGTATCCAAGGCCGCCTCTTAGGGCCATATTCAATCCAATACTTGGCGTTAATTGTTTTTCAACAACAACATTTTGTGCAGACTGAACTCTTGCCCTTGTTTTTGGATCTAGCTTTGCTAATATATTATCAATTACAATTGTCATTTAAACTCTTTCTTTACACTAGTATATCATTAAAAACGGTTGCCGTGAAGTCTTGGTCTATCTTTATTTATGTTAATTTTATTATTTAAAACTTCATCTAATGAGTGTTGAATAATACCTTCGTTCATCATTGCTGCATAAAGGTCAAGTAGTCTAATTAGAATGTCTGCCATTTCTTCTACTACATTTTCGCTACCTTTATCTTTTCTAATTGCTTCTAGAACTTCTGTAACTTCAGAATGAACTAATGCTAGTTTATTTCCTATAACATTATAATCAACTTCTGTATCCCAAAATCCTTTTTCTACAGCAGTTTCATGCAGAATTGCTGACAGTGCATCTAGCCCATAATCAGTTACCATTTCAAACGACTTCATTTTCTATTTCCTTTAAGCTAAATGTAAATGAAGATTTTTCTTCATTATAATAGACTGCAATTTCTCTGCTGTCTGATGCTGCATTTAAAAATGTTGTTGTCTTAACATCAACACTCTTTACTGTATCTAATATAGATATAAGCAGCTGTCCAAGATTTAAATCTACTGGTAGTTCTTCTGACATTATTTCTCCACAAATATATTAACTATACCATTTGACCTAAGCCAGTCAAATGTTGCCATGAGTTGTTCTCTAGACTCACAGGTTTCACAACCATCAAACATGTCGTACGGTTGCCAATCTTCTGGGTTGTTATCCTCATCAAATAGGTGGTTATAACACATTTGCATATGATCAGAAACAAAAGACTCCAGACTCTCTGCCTCTTTTTGAGTTAATTTAACCTCAATCATTTTATTTCCTTAACCATTAATGTTCCATCATCTAATTTAGACAGGACTGGCTTGCACTTCATTCCCTCACGCATCTTTGCTAAAGACATTTTGTACATTGTTGGGAAAACAATTACTCGTGTTAATTCTTTATCCTTATTGGATAATACTATATGGCTCATTGTTTTACCAGCCTTAGTTGTATATGGCGTAAAGTTAACAACAATATACTCGTCATCTTCCAAATCATATTCTTTTCTATACAAGTAGTCGACAAACATATCTGGTAGCTTTGGATCAATATCAGTAACCTTTATGTATCTAGCAATTCTGTTGTCTCCTACAAGAATGAAGTACATCTGATTTGTTTCGATTTGAGTCTGTTCATTATGAAATAAACCTATTGATCCAGTTTCATCTACCAACTCTACTCGTGCCCACCCAGTTCCACGCTTAATTGATTTAACCATTCCAAACATCACAAAAGAGCCAAGGTCGTCAAACTCCTCAATCGGTCTAGCCTGAGCTTTAATTCGTGGAGGAATGCCTTCTAAATTAAATGTAGGTATGCCTAAGTATTCGTAGTAGTTGTCTTTTTCGTTACCTTGTCTCGGATTATCAGCAAACGCCGCACCACCGATGGCATTGAGAGCAGAGATAGCCCTACTATTAATACCGCTACCCTTTTTAGATGCCTTGTCAATAAAATCTGAATAAGTTTCATATGGCCTTCTTTCCATTATCTTGTTTGCTATGCTATCTGAAATAAATTTTACCTCAGCTAAACCAAATATAATACCGTCATCCTTTAAAGAAAAATACATATCTGATTCATTAATATGTGGAAGTCTAATTCTTAAGCCTAAACGCTTAGCTTCAATTAAATATTCGGTTCTCGCATCTTTATCATTTTCGTTTTTAAGAATTGAAAACATGAATTCAAGAGGATAATAGGACTTAAGCCAAGCAGTATAATAACTAAGCATAGAGTAAGCAACAGCGTGAGAACGGTTGAAAGAATATCCAGCATGTGCTTCAAAATTATGCCAAAGCTCTTCTGCTTTCTTTTTAGCAATGTGCTTTGAAGCCCCAGTAACAAACTGATCTTTGAATTGGTCAAATTCTTTTGCATCTTTCTTCTTTCCAATAATCTTGCGGACCTTATCAGCCTCTGACCAGGACATTCCTCCTAGGTGTACGCATGCCTGCATAACCTGCTCTTGATATATAATAACACCATATGTGTTTTCAGTAAACTCTTTCATTATAGTATGACTATAGTCTACCGCTTCCCGCCCATGCTTTCTATTAATATAAGCAGCGCCAACGGTATTCATAGCGCCAGGGCGTACTAATGCATTAGATGCCACTAGGTCTTCAAATTTGTCAACGCCCATTTTCATAAGCAAATTTGTATATGGGGTTGCTTCTGCTTGAAATACACCCTTAGTATATCCTTCGCTCAACATCTTATAGACATTTTTATCGTCTAATGTTAATTCAGATAAAACTACATCCTTGCCATGTCTTTCTTTAATAGAGGCAAGGGTGTCAGATATTACTGAAAGAGTTTTTAAACCCAAGGCATCCAGCTTAATTAAGCCAATGTCTGCTACTGTATCCATGTCATATGCAACTACTGGAATTCTTCCAGATACTTTATCCTGTGCATCCTCACGAGATTCAACTGGAGCAAATTTTCTAATATCATCTTTTGCAACAACTACTCCAGCAGCATGGACTCCTACTGAACGAATTCTTCCACGAAGTCTTTCTGCAAGCCAAACTACTTCTGGGTAACGAAGTCTAAACTCTTTTGTGTTTGGTGAGTCTACGAAGTCTTCAAACGTGTCCACTGACTTTAATGCACGATTAACTTCTTGTAGGGGAACCATAAAAACACGAGATGCATCACGAACAACTCCCTTATCTTTAAAGTAAGTAAAAGTAGAAATAGAAGCAACGTACTTAAACTTCTTCTTTAAATAGTCTTTTACTTCTTTACGTCTACGATCCTCAAAGTCTGTATCAATATCTGGAAAATCATTACGCTCTGGATTAATAAATCTAAAAAACAATAGATCATATTTAATTGGATCAACTTCTGTGATTCCAAGAACATAACATACGAGTGAGCCTGCAGCAGATCCACGTCCTGGACCAACTTTTATATTATTATCTTTAGCCCAATTAATCATATCCGCAACGACCAAAAAATATGAGGCAAAACTTTTTGAGGCAATAACCTGAAGCTCTTCTTCTAAGCGTTCCCTATAAATTGGGTCTGAAGCCTTCTGAATGCTCTCTAAGCCCTTTTCAGCCAGCTCTCGTAGCTTTTCATCAGCATCTGTCTTTGGGACGGGCAGAAGGTCTAAGCCCTGATAAAAATCATACTCAGATACCTTATCAGCAATTTCCATAGTATTATCATATATGTCTGTTCGATTAATTCCAGATTTATTAAAATCAGACTCTATCTCTGATCTTGATTGAATAAATAAGTTATAGTTTTGAAATGATATTTTTCTATCAGGATAAAGATAGTTTAATCTATCATTGATGTCCTTAATATTTCTTGACATATCAAAGTCGGCATCTTTATCCATCTTAGGAGATGTTGATAGTATGAGCATTGCCTCTTCTAGAACTCTATCTTCTTCTTTAGCAAAGTGGGCATCTCCTGTTGCCACCGCTTTAATTTTAAGTTCATCTGCTAACTCAAGAAGCTTTGAATTTATTTCTTGGGGATTGTGAGACTGCACTTCAATATAGAAATCCTCAGCAAAATTTTTCTTAAAATCTTGTAGGATAATCTTTGCTTCTTTGAACTCACCCTTTTCAATGCACTTCGAAATAAGACCATTAAGACATCCAGAAAGAACGATAATACCTTCTTTGTATTCATTTAAAACCTCTCTATCAATGCGTGGCTTATGGTAAAAGCCTTCATTCCACGCAAGCTCTTGAAGCGTGTTTATATTTTCTAAACCCTTTTTATTTTTAGCCAATAAAATAATATGGTTATAAGCTTGAATAGACTTATCGGTCTTAGATGAACGATCAAATCTATCTGTTGGGGATATGTACGCTTCTACTCCAAGTATGGGTTTAATTCCTTGCTCTTTACATGCTATCTGCATGTCTCTGTGAGAGGATAATGTTCCATGATCTGTAATTGCTAGTGCTGTTTGTCCAGCATCTTTTGCTGCCTTTACAAGTTCGGCAGGAGAATTAAGCCCATCCATTAATGAATAGTATGAATGCACATGAAGGTGTGTAAAGTTCAACTTAATTCTCCGCCTCTATTAACTTGTTACCAGTCTACGCTGCCGCTTGAGGCAGACCTAGACTGTTCTTCGCCATTTGAAGCTTCTCCAGCAAAGAAAGCTTCTTGCTCTGTGTAAGGTAGGTCTCTTACAGCAGATGTTTCTAGGTCAAATAATTCCAATGAAGATGTGTCGAATGCAGACTCATCCTTTGCCAATGGAATTATTGTATAACTAGTATCTGTTTTTGTACCACTTCGCTTAATGCGCCACATTAAATTTGTAATGCTTCCCATTTCTCCAGCATACTCAATTAATGTTGGAGTAACAGTCTTTCCGCTGCTACCCTGTGATAATATTGCTACATACGGATCTTCTTTTCCATCGTCAACTAATACGTTAATGTAGAGTCGTGAGCGACCCTTCCATCCAGCCTTATAGTCCTTACGATGTTGTTCGCAACCGTAACACTTGCCTTGATCTTCCATTGTGCAGAGTGCCTTGCGACGATAGTCTTTTGGGTTAGTGTGCTCAACAGCAATAAACCCTAAACCGTTTTTTTGATTATAACTTGGTGAATCTGGATCAAGCTCCTGTAGGAAACGAACCTTGACGCTTTCACCATCTTCTAGCTTTACCCAACGACCCTTTGTTGAATCAGAATCATTGTATGTAGGCTTATCTAAAGCCTTATTTAAATCTTTTAGTCCTCTTACGATACCCATTATTTCCTCATTTCATATAGTTGATGGTATAAATCCATCTGTATTACTATTATATCATTACTTCCAAGATCTGTATTCTATATCTGATACTGCATTTTTAATACAGGCTTTAATTTCTTCATCAGTCATATCGCCTGCATCCTTTGCATCATGTGGATATATCTTACCATATTCATAAGAAGCCCACAAGACATCTTTCATCCTTAGTTTATTGGCTATGCTAAGTCCTAATTCTCTGCCAGCCAAATCTGCATCTGTCATAATTGTTATTCTATTAAAATATCTATTAAGTATATGATGTTGCTCTTTAGACAAAAACCCTCCAAGTGTTGCAACAACATTTGGAAAACCAGCTTGATGAATTCTAATTGCATCAAAGCTTGACTCAACAATTATTACATGGTCGCCAATCTTCTTTGCCCTATGAACATTAAACATTGTTTTGCTCTTAGGTAAGTTTGTGCTATTTTTAAAAGACTTACCCTCAATTGATCTACCAACAATTCCAATTGGCATTCCATCTGGACTATGCACTGGAACAGTAACCATATCCATATTTGAGGAATACCCCAAACCAAAATAGTCCATAGCCTCACTATTAATATTACGTGATATAAAATAATTGCATGCTCTAGTACTATTAGACCTGTCGTTAGATAGTTTATCTAATGTATCATTATTAAATTCCTCAAACATTGGCTTATCTTCCATTGCTTCCGCCAACATCTCATCAAAGTTTTCTAATGATTCCGTTTCTTTTGCAGAAATAAATCGCATGGCTTCAAAGTCATTCTTGTGCATGACTCGTTTAATTAATTCTAATAATGTTCCAGCTTCGCCACATGAAGGATTAAAGCATATGAATGCTCCCTTTTCACGGCTTACGCTAAAGCTTGATGTATGTCTATTTGAATGAAATGGGCAATAGCATAGGAAATCATTTGAAGTTTCTCCAACAATGTCTAAGCCAATACTTTTTAGTATTGACTTTATGTGCGCTGGGGAATATTGCGTGGTATCAATTTCCCTTGAGAAATTCCCTCTAACCGCCATGCCTTCCTCTTTCCTACATATACTCCATGGATAGTCATTAAAAACTTCCAGCCTTCTCCGTCAAAGTCTAACGCAAAGGCTGGGTCTATGTCAAGGACTTTTGCATATCCTCTTGACCGCATATCTTCCGTTAAAAGTTTTTCATACTGTTCTTTAACTCTGATGATATCTGAATCACTTCTAAATACAGCATCTATTTGAAATCTATTAATTTTTTTGTGCGTCATTTGCAAATGGGTTCTCATAAATCTCTTTAACGATACCACGATTGATATCCCAGTCTAGGTACATCCCAAACTCTTGTCCGTGTCTATTCTTTCTTGAAACAACTTCTACCATTTGAGTTCCAGTATACTTATGAATAGCAATGGCCATGTCAGCATCGTACTCAATTGCCTTTGACCAAGCTACCTGAGAAAGCATTGGAGGATTGTCTTGATCTGAAACGTCATCCATTGTTGCTGCAGTAATATCAATTACTGGAATGTTATTAGTCATGGCAAGCATCTTGAACTCACGAGAGATATTCATGTTACGTTCAGTTGCGCCCATACTCTTTTTGTTATCAGAAAATAGTTGATGGTAATCTAAAATAACAAGGTCTGGCTTGTGCTGATCAATCTTACCTTGAATTGTAGCGGGAGTAACTTCGGCCATACCTTCATTTGATACGAGCACAAATCCATTCTTGTTCTCAAACTTTTTGTTTGACCATGACTTAAAATCATCTAAATTAATATCGCCAGTTGCTAGATCACTTGCTCTAAATAATCCAGAACCAAGCATTGTATATATACGGTCACGCATGTTTTCTGGAGACATTTCTAAAGATACAATCATAGGCTTAAATCCTTGCTCCCATGCTTTACATGCAAGGTAAGATGTGAACCATGTCTTACCACGTCCTGGCCATCCGATAGCAACGATAAGATGTCCTGGAGCCATGCCAGTTGGGTATGCTAAATCAATAGCCTCAAAGCCAGTTTTAATTCCTGGTGATCCGCCCATCTCTGCTGATCTAAGTTTAGTTGCTTCAAAATGCTTAATAGCATTGTCAGCATCTGTTACATCTAAGTCACGAACATTACTTGTAAACTTACTAAGACTGGCAAGTTGGGATTGCATTTCAGACAGGACTCTAGATGCAGCATCCTCTTTTAGCATTGAGCCGCTTTTAATTATAATGTTCTTGAGTCTATTAGAAAGATACTCATTCTTAAGTTTATCTAAATAGTATCCAGTCTCTGCTTTAACGTTTGTGTCAATCTCAAAATCTTTAAACTTTTCAAGAAGGATGCCAGCTTCTGGAACAGCCTTAAACTTATAATAATAGGACTTTAATCCTTCCCAAATATCTTTATGGGAAGTAAATAGTTCATCTACATTGTCTGCTAAAAGAGTACTTATGTCTTTATTCTTGCATACTGCTGAAATTAATGTTGCTTCTGTATTCATTCTATACCGCCTCTTTCAACCATATGCTTCGTTTCTTCTAGCAACAAACGACGTCTCTCTTTATCTTTTTCTACCTCGGTAATAGCTGCATCCATCCTATCAAAATTATAAAAGAAAAATTGTAAAGGATGTCCACTTTTAGATAAGCTAAAGTAGTATAACAAAATTTCTTTAGCTCGGTCAATACCAACACTGTCTATAACATCTTGCATTGCCCACTTTTCTCTAAACTTATTGATCTTAGGCATTGCTCCATACTTTTGCTTATATAACGATTGATAAAAGCTTATTAATATATATGGCTCTTTCTCACTTGGCACTCTTTAACTCTTCTTCTACTTCACGAGTTTTTTGAATAAGCTTATCTTCTACAAACTTATACACACGCTCTGTTGCAAAATCAACTGTTTCTCCAAGTCGCAGGTCGTCTTCTACTCCGATGCTAATTTTAATGCTTTCATAGTTGCCAAGATTTCTAGTAAACGATAGGTCTACTTTTACTTTAGTTGTCATTACTCCGCCTTCCATACAGGTACAAATTTTCCGTCTTCTGTCTTAGTATACAATATAATGTTGTGTTTGAGAATAGCCATCAATTCAGTTTTTGAAGGAAGTCTACCAGCATGACCTTCTTCTGAAATAAATTCATGTAAGTCTAATATGTCTTTTTGATTAAACATATACTTAGACCACTTGCTATCAGGGTTTCCAATAGGATAAACTTTTTGTGGGGCTTTTATTTTGCCCTCCAAAATATAATCTTCTATTGTAACTTTATGTTTCCCAAGAATTTCTCCGACCTGTACAGTTGTGTATGCATTTTCCATACTCTTATAAACTTGAGAGTAGGAATACATTACACGTTTTCTGTCTGGGTAACACCAAGCTATCAGTTCGTCTTTTGCCCTAGATGCTTTTAATACTTTATGTATCTTATCATTTAAGAAGAAATAGAGGAACTTCTTTTGTGCAGGGATTCTCTTTCGTCTAGCCATTTTGCAAGCGCATTCGTTTCCTTATTAATCATCCATCGTTTTCCACACATAACGCAGAACAGCTCCATGTGTAGCTTTTGTGAGAATACTCTATCAATGAATACTCTTCCGTCACATTTTTTACATCTCATTATAAACTAAACAACTTTCCATCAACCACGCATGTATAATTTGGAGATACATGAATCATTTGAACGTGTGGGTATTCTCCATTTTCAATATGTGCAATAGCAAATCCTTTTTGCCAGTCATGATGTTGAGTATATTTCATTCCTGGACCCTTCTCATCACACATATGTCCAATTTCATATCCACGCAAAGTTTCACCCAAACCATTGTTTCTAAGTTCATATGTTACCATATGTGAAGCAATTCTGTGTGAGTGTCCTCTAATTAAAGAAACTTGCATATCTTCCATGTCTTTTCTAACCGCACCTGTTGCGGAAACAGAAAGCCCATGATGAACATGTATGTCTCCGAAGCGGCGGCGTGGAAGGCTGTCATAATAAATGTAATCATATCCTAAAGAATCTAATCCCCACAAAGCTTCTGGGGTAACTTCATTTATATAGTCTGGTAGCTTTGCATCAATGTAACTAAAAATTCTAACGTCATGGTTTCCTAAAGCGGAAAACAGTTGTGCATTAGGTAACATCTCTCTGGTCTTGGAATAAAAATCTCTTGCACCCTTTGCCTCATGTCGCATCATCGGAACAATTAAGTCACGACTATCATCTTTATGCAATTGCATAAACTCAGCTGAGCGTCCCTCTGTATACTTGCTGTAACATGCTTGATCATCAGTGTCTCCAAGATAGTCAACCACATCTGGTTTAAACCACTTCATAACTTTAAACCACAAAGCAATCATCTTATCATCTTGATAAGGAAACTGCTGATCGGATGATATCATCCACTTTAAATCATTTGACATTAAACTACCTTAATAATTAAAAAAGTCACGAATACGTGACTTAGATGTTACAGTAATTGTAACATATGATTACTGATTGTCAATCTTTTAGCCGATATAGTTTTTAAGCTCTAGGGCAATCCAATTAATTGTATATTCTGTCTTGGTTGTTTTAGAATTGCTTGATCTGCCATAAACTCTATGATCTGCTCCGCTTTTCCCAACCCATATTGTTAGTTGTTCTCCAGCTGGAACTGAGCTTCCTAATGACGCAACAACAACTGGGTTTACCAATGTGGTTCCGACTGGAATTGAAACTCCAGAAGTATTTGATCCAGAAGTAAGGTTTAGTGTAACTGTTCCTACATTTCCAGTTAAAACTTTAGGATTTGATTGGTCTCCAATTGTATTATTAAATAAATTATTAGAGGTTGTATATGTTGTAAGAATATCTTCTCTTAATTGATTTAATGCATTTGGATCTAATGGGGCACCCTCATTAAAGGGAACGCTCTTTATTGAATTTGCTGCCATTATAAATTTTCTCCTAATTCATGCATACTTACTTCAAAAGCGCTTACTTCTATTACCTTTGATCTGTCTAAACCAAACTTATCAAATGAGTCTGGATCAACAATATGCCTCTTTTTATTTTGTGATATTAAATATATTTTACCATCTGCTATGTTCTTTATCAATGTGCCGTCTCTAAATCCTAGTTTACCCGCCAATTTAATTCCTGCCACAGCTGATTCAGTAGCCTCAACTGTCGTAAACATCCAAGACTTTTCTGCCCTGTCTGATATAAGCTTAAACCTTTTGCCATCTTTAATCCAATAGGTAGCCTTGTCTGTTTTTACAGCCAAGCCTGATGGGAATTGAGTTGGGCTAGTTACTATCTTTTGCTGGCTCTTCTTGAACATCTTTTTCCATAAGTTGAGTAAGCTCTGCCCGTAGTATTGCAATTTGAGTTTCATAGTTTGCTACAATCTCTCCGATGCGTTGCTGGAGGGCGGTGATAATTAATTCTGCCTTTGTTGACATTATTCTTCCAATCTATTAGTACTAAGGATAACATTATCCTTCCAGGGCGTCAAGTCTTGATTTGATGGACTTTATGCTGGCATCTTGCTCTTGAATAATCTGTAGTAAAAATATAGGAAGAGTTTCGTAGGCAAAATAATCTGGCTGTCCCCCTGAGTCGTATTGAATTAATTCGTCAAGGCCCAGGTCTTGTGCTTCTTCAGCTATAAATCCGTACTGTTGAACTCCCGATTCATCATTTTTGTATTTAAATTTTTTAACTGGCAAGTTTAGAAGAGCTTCGGAATTAATTGAATAACTTTCTATTTGCTCTTTTTTCCTACGAGTCGAAGCAACATATCCGTAGAGCCCAGAGTCGCTGACACGCATAGCACGAGTTGTTCCGCCCATATCATTACTATAAGTTTTAAGTACACGAACATTTCCGCTTGAAGATAAAAACTCAAACAGTGAGCCAGTTACTCCAAATGTAGCAGATGCGCTTCCACGAAGGCTGCCTGTAATTTCCGTAGGTGCTTCTAAATAAATTATGCTTCCAAGGACATCAACAACTCCAGTTAGTATGTCTGTCTGTAAATAAATAACCTTATCCGCAGAAATTTTTCCTCCAGAAATAGTTAATGTGTTATTTGCATAAGCTCCTGCAGTGCCAGTAGTTGTAAGGGATCCAGATATAACTGCACCAGTTGCTGAAAGAATGCCTCCAGATGTAACTCCAAAATTACCGCTTGTTGTTGTAATTGTTCCATTAGAGGCAATGTCTAATGAGGTTGTATCTAGTGCACTTGCAGTAATTGTTCCAGATATTTCTGCACCTGTTGCAATCAATTTGCCAGCAGCAGTTACTTCAAATCCTCCTGAATTTAAAATTCTTCCAGTATCAAAAATTGTAAGGTTGGTTGTGGTAATTGTTCCGTTGCTATTTAATGTTAAATTACCTGAAGATAATGTTGAAGTTCCTATAGTCCATCCAGAAATTGTGCTTGAAGATAAGCCAAGTGTAAATCTACCAGATGCTGTTGATCCTCCATTTGCGCTGTGATAAATACCAAGTGAGGGGCTAATTATTATTGAGTTTCCAGTTGAAGACCCTGCTCTAATTACTCCGCTACTATCTAATTTAAATGTGCCGCCAGAATTTTGTATACCATCTGCAGCAATTGTAATTCCACCGATGCTTCCGCCAGATGCAGTTATTGTTCCACTAAATGATCCTGTAGCTGCAGATAAACTTCCAGCAAACGTTCCAGTTGCTGCAGACAATGCGCCACTAAATGTTCCATCTCCAACCACGGTAAGCTTATCTCCATTATAGCTAAGGACTGGATTTGAAACTCCGCCACTTCCATAAATAATAAATGGATCACCTGTTCCAGATAGTTTAATATGTTTTCCAGATGTGCTTCCAACTGTTATTGTTGAACCAGATGACAATGTTCCTGTGGCAATTTTATCAGCATTTATTGTTACAATATCCCCACTTGTTACCTGACCAATTCTTACTGGATTTCCGCTTGCTGAAACTGCTGTTGATGTATCAGTGCCATTTGTAGTTGCAATTTTTACATAATAATCTACGCCATATGTTAAAGCAGTTCCATTTACAACTGTTCCTACACCGATGTTTAAAGTATTTTGTCCATTAGCAAAATTTAAAACATCTACTTGATTAGATGAAGATGGGGTAAATCCAGAAGAAGTACCCACATAAACTTTTGCAGCATCAAACCCAAATGGCTGATCTCCTCCAGTTGAAGTTTTTCCATTCCAAGATAATTGAATTGCTCCAAGAACCGATGAAACTGTTGGTGTAGACGGTGTTACTGAGGATTCGGCAGCTGGTGCCGCAGAAGTTACGGTAACTGTTCTTGCTGTACTAAACAAAGATTCTGAACCGTTTACTGTTAATATTTTTAATTGAACTATGTATGTTCCAGCAACTGCTGCAAAAGTTTGTGTTCCAGCCTGCTTAAAAAATCCAGCAGGCTTTGTTCCATCTCCAAATGTAGTTCCAGATATATGAACATTTACTCTATCAAAATTAGATGCTGCTGCTGATAGGGCATTATTGCCATCCCATGTTACTTTAATAAACCCTGCTCCGCCAACAACATCTCCAGATCCCAAATTAGGTTCTGATGGAATTGTTGCAAATTCGGTAACAAATGTTTTTACTGAACTCCATGCGCCCAATGTTCCATTTTTATTTTTCCATCTAAATTGAAGTGGGTATGCAGTTCCTAAATCTAAATCTGTAATGCTAACTAGAAAATAATTACCATCATCTTTGGACTCTGATACATCTTTCAGTAGATCTTGATATGACATTTTAGAAATCCAAATCTAATCTATACTCTACGTCTACTGGTCTTCCAGCCAATTTTGATAATGGTAAGGCAAATACCGATCTACTAATTAATCCAAACTCTGGATCAAATGTATCTTCGTCGTTTATTCTTAATCCATCTGCGCCAATAGATGTTGTTGTCGATGAATTTGGAGTAACTATAATTCCTATTTGTGTAATATTTTTTTTATCTGGTGAATTTACTGAACCAGAAAAAATTGTACCTAGCGAAATGTCTGGGACAATCTTGTATCCTAACCCTGCTTGAGGAGTAATTGTAATCTCATAATATTTAGTTGATGTATTATAAAACCTTAGCTTTATGCTGGATAAATTTGAATCTTCTTTATAGTAAGCAAAGGATATGGAGTCATTTACGCTATACCCAGAAAAATCTAACGGGTTTATATCTGAGATATATTCTCTTGCTGCCGTTCCATTTGAAGACATTGTTAAGAGATTTCCACCAATTTTATAATTTGATGTTGACACAGTCGGATTACTTAAAGATGAATCTGCCCATAGCAGCGCATCTGAAAAATCAGATATATACTGACTATCAAAATTATTTACAGATGTTCTTGTTGATGGATAAATTCCAACTTCTGAAATTTCTGCTACGACATCTTGAGGAATAGTTGTTTTATATATTACGGAATATGTTGAAATACCCCCAGATGTTTCTATATCTGTACTTCCAAACAATACTGGCAATCTATAAAATTCAAAACCTAGTCTTGTGTCATTTTCTGTTGCCTTTTTAAAAGACCGTCCAGAAGTTGATCCAGAAACAGCCGTTCCTGTTGCAGCATTGGTTACAGTAAATTGTGTTGTGCTTCTTGAAGCAACTGTAACATTTGTCAAGTTAAAAGCTGAAGTAGATAGCCCAGTAATGCTTACCACGTCTCCTACCGCAAAGTAGTTGTTTGCTGTGTATGTTACAGTTCCAGCTGATGCTGATGCTGCTGTAACCAAAGCTTCTTTTCTATCAATTCCAAAAGCCATATCCTTTTGTGTTGCAGTTATATTACCAGCAATAAAATTAGTTAAAAATCTTTTGCCAAACTTAGTAATAATATTGGATGAGCGGCAGATCTCCTTGCCATCTTGATAAAATACATATGTTCCTTTAATCATAGCTTTTCGGAAGGATTATAAATCCTTGCGTCTACCCCCTCAATATTTACTTTATCTTTACTTGTATTTGTTACCTTAATAACAATCTTTGCCTTTTCTACTTTAGTCACTGGGTCATAATATTTTGTAGAACTAAATAGCTCTATGTCAGTTAAATTAGGAACGTCTGGCAAATCTCTTTCTTCTACGGCAACTACGGCGGATGGATTTTCTATTGCTTCTCGTGTTCCTACTGATATAGGTGATCCAAATGATGCAGTTAGGTATCTACCGTATTGCACTTCATTAGATTTGGAAGTAATAATTGCATACGGATTAAACCAAATGGTGTCTGGGTGACCTTCTGGTAAAACAATTTTAGGGTTAGAAACAATTGCTTGTTCTGGAACTCTATTTGGATTTTCTGAAACCATTTTTTTATTATACCATTTAGTCGACTATAAAGTTCGACATGTAACAGTAGTCTCCAATCCTTGATTAAATGAGTTAGTCACGCTTGTTACAATTAACTTTTCGGTTCCGTCAAAATCTTGGTATGGAGAAGAAACTGAAACTATATCTCCTACATTTAACATAGGGTTTCCAAATACGGTTAAGTTTACAATCTTTCCTCTATTTACAACTTTTTCTTTAATCCATGTTGCAAGTTCTTTTACTGCATCTAATGTTTGCAGCCATTTTGATTCAAAAACAATTGGTTCTTTTGGACCGTATGTAAAGTCTTCATCAGTTATATACTCAAGAGTTCCTGAGTCTCCAATTGTATTTCCAAACAGGTAGAATGAGGAACCAATTCCATCTGCTAGCGGTATTGTAGTTGAAGAATTATTTAGAACATACGCTTCCCCGCCAAAATTAGAATATTTTTGAGAAATAATTTTTGCTAATGGGTTGGCTCCAGTTGACCACCTTACTGGAACTGATGGCCTAGAATCAAATTTAATTTCTCTTTTAATTATTTCTCTTACGGTTGTACCAAACTCTTCAAATGAGTTTAATTTTTTTGTAACTTCGTCATCGTCAGAATAGTTTAGATATTGATAATCGCCATAAAGATTATTTAAGATATCATTTGAAAACTGCCCTTGATAAAAATTAATAGAATACTGTGAGTCCAAATATTCTTTTGATGTAATCTTTGAGGCAAACACATAGTCGAACATTGCTGTTCCTTTTGTACAGATTAGTGCTACTCTATTTGTTGGAGCTGCAGTTTTATAATCTCCAGCAGCCTTTTGTAAACTTGCATTATCTGATGCAGTTATCTTAAATCCATTTATATATGCAGTTATATCTATATTGCTTTGATGGAACTTTACCTTTATATCAATATTGTATGTTTTACCGCCATAAATTCCATCTAGGGTTGTATCTAATGATTTTTGGCTAGTACTTAAATCTCTAATCCCGCCATTATAAATTTTTACAATTCTTACTGTTTTATTGTTAGAGCCAATTGATGCTGGGATAGTTTGAATTAATAAAGCATATCCTTCTTTATGAAACTCATCCATAAAAAACCCTATGCCAGCTCCCTGAATTGGATCTTCAAAAAGAGGAGTCATTTTTATGCTAGTTCCAAATGTAAAGTAACCTGGCTCTGAAGCATAAGAGCTTGCCAATATTGCACCAGTTCCTGGATTATATGTCCATGTATTTGCAAACGCCTGCAATGCAGGAAAATCTTTACTAACAATTGTAGACTTCTTTGCTTCTGTATTTGTTAATTGTAAATAAGATTTACCAACTTCAAGTTTTGCTGGATTTTTTGGGTCTGCTTTTATTCCAGAATTATTAACTGCAAAAACTTCCATATAGAATTTAGGCATTTCTGTTTTATTTCCAAATGCGGAAACATTGTAGGGAGTTATTGTAAAAACATAAATTCCTCCTTCTACTAAACCAGTAAGCGTTAAGGTATGTTCTTTTAATGCTGAGTTTACAGAATAATCTGGATCTGTAATCAATGACCCAGATAAAGCGCCTGTCGCAAGATACCTCTGTCTTGTTACAACATATTTTGTAGCTGTTTGTTCTGCAGAAAGTCTAACTATTATTTGTACAGACGTTAAAGATACTTGTTTAATCTCTGGTCGAATTTGAAGTGTTGCTTCTTCAATTCCATCGATTAGCAATCTGTTTGACCATGGTTGCATTATTCCCAGCTCACAATCCCAGTAGTCCAAACATTTGTATCTATTGAACTAACTGTTGGCTTATGTGATGCTGGCGTGGTGCCAAGGGCACCTCTTTTTTTAACACGATACTTTCCAGTAGGCTGAAAATATTTAGCTTCAGATCTTGCTAAATATCTATACTGATTTAAATCTGTTGAAGATTCAATCCATACATTTTCTTCATCTACGCCAACAACACCATCTTTTGGTAAGTATCTATATTCAATTGCATCGAACTCTATTATCTCAGAGTTAATTAAAAAATATCCATCAAAATTAAATACTGATTGAAGCTCACTATATTTATCTATTGTTGATAAATCTAAAACTAAGTTAGTATCTTCTGCTGGAGTGGTTGCTAAAATTTCATTCTTTAGTCCGCCTGCTGTTAAGTATGTTTCTGAAGACTGCCACAACGCAGCGCTTTGTCCTACATAACTTGAATTTGTTGGAGTGCTCCATAAAACTCTGACCTGGTTTGCGGAGGGAATTTCTTTTTGAGACATAGAAATGATATTTGGAAGATTTGATCCTGAAGCGGAATCACGAAAATTCCATGATGAAGATCTAGCTGTATCATATATATATTCTCTACTGTAAAACTGTAAAGTCCCATCGTCATCTATAAATGCATTCATTTGAATATCTCTACACAGCTCTTGTATATATTCCCAAACTGTCTTGTTGCCGTCGGTCCACCAATAACTAATTACTGGAATAGACTTATCGTCTTCTTTTAAATTAAATTGATAATTAGTAAATCCAACTGAATCAAGGAGTCTTCTTATAACCGCTGTTACTGGATAAAAATCACATAAAATATCTGGAGCAATTGTTTCCATTAATTGCTTAGCTCCATCTAAGGCAACTAAATTTAAATTTCCATATGAATCAATTGACCAGCTATCTATAAAATATACACCCTGATATTCTTTATCGTATTTATTTGGTGAAGTGCCCAAAGATCCGTCTGTATGATAAATTATAAAGTAAGGCTTTATCTCTGCATTTTTAGTTAAATAAATTAAATCTGTAGGAGATGCAGGCCAACTTTCATCTCTATTGTATGGAACTATTTGTAATGCATCTTGATTATACTTTACTGCAGAAATTTGAATACTGTTTGCTGTAACTTTTCCAATTGGCAAAATGTCTTGGGATGAGTCTGAAGATTCTTTTGTTACTGTCATATTAACTATATCTGATGATATGTCTTTTACCCATCTAGCTGATATCTCAATTACTCCAATATATTTTCCCCCGCCTGCATTTGTTGCTTCAAGTCTAATTGATTTTATTGCTTGTGGGGTAGAAAAAGAATATGGCTCTGAAATAGATGTAGCGTTCCAGTTGGTTCCATTCCAATATCTTTCTATTCTTCCACTAGATGGAGGTGCTGTATAGGTTGTAGTTATTGCAGCTCCAGATACTGGTGTAACAGTTATTCTGTACTGTGTTGGAAGAGAATGATTTTTCTCAAACTGTACTACAATCTTGTTTGCATATGCAGGCTTTGTTGGCGTTGCAGTTCCAGAAGAATTAACAATTGTTGCCGTTGCTGATGCTCCAGTAACTGCTGTTCCAGTTGCTACATCTGATATTGTAAATGTTTTTTCCGTTGGTGTAGATTCAATAATTTTGTTTGATAGATTAAATGCACTTGTTGATAATCCTGTTATTGTTACTCTATTGCCAGAAATAAAACCATGATTAGAACTTGTTTTATATACAACCTTCTTATTTCCATCTTGAGTTGTGCCAGCGGAATATGCTTCAATTATTGTTGATGTACTCTGTACATACTTTACGGTAATATCTGCGTTATCATCTTTTGGTGTCACCCAATACTTATATGATGTAGATAGACCTGGATAATAAACTCTTGGCTGTGTGTTTGGATATTCTACTGTTCTGAATCCAGAAAAGCTATTTAGCGGGGTATCAACAGAAGAAATAATATAATATTTAATTCCAGAAGAAAGAGGCCTAAATGGTTTAATTACTGAGTCTACTGGAAACAACTTTTTAAAAGGATTTATTTGAATTGGAGATGCTGTTCCAACTCCATCTATATACTCTGAATCTGTAGATGCAGTTACAGCTGTAATATTGTTTAACATTGTATTCATATTATATTCAATTGTTGCGCCTACATTAATTGATATAGATGAATTTTGATAATAAACTGTTTGTAAATTTTCTGCAACTGTAGGCACTTTATACCTCTTCCATTGAAATAGATATATTCCAGTGTGCTTGAATTCCTCGTTTAACTAAATTAAATGTGCAATCTGTAAATGATACAGTATGAGACTCATATCCAGAAGATGCTTGACCTACACCATTTTTTGCATAGTTAATTCTAATTTCAAATACACCTTTTCCTAGTGTGCTTGCATAAAATGTTCTTAGGTCTTCCGCTCCCCAGTATCCGTCTGCTGTTTCAGTTCTATAGGATGGAACTAAATCCCATGAAATACTGAAAGATTTTTTATCAGCAATAAAAAACTTTCTTAGTGTTCCGTTAGACATTCTCTGTGTTTGTTGAATTCTATTATGTCCTACTGTAAATGGGCCACGATTATGGTCTGTAACGGTATTCCATTTTGTTGTTCCATCTCCGCCATTTGCAGAAGCATCTACGCCGTAGATTTGAAGGAGGGCTCCCCTAGGTAAAGTAATAGCCATTAGTTTCTTCTTCCCACTCCAGTCATTGCTGCTCTCATTACATTCTTTTGATCAAGCATGTCTACAACCATTGTTGCAATCATTTTTTCATCTTGTCCTGGTTGTGCATTCACAACAAATCCACCAACATCATAGTGGTGAACTGCTCCACCTTTATTATATCCTGGAATTTGATTTTTGCCAAGGGATACTGTATTTGTAGGAATATTGTATCTTGGTCCTACTGCTCCACCCATTGCATAAGCTGGAACACTCATATTAGAATAACTAGATGGATTTACATACCCACCTCTTGCAAAACCAAGACCCAGCTCTTCCAATATAGTTCCCTTTGGCTTATTAAGTGCAATCCACTTTGCCGTGTCTATTGAAATATCGCCAGTTTGACCAGCATTAATTCTTGGCATAATTGATCCAGTCATGCCAGATTTATTCATAAGAGGTCCTAGATTTTCTCCAGCTCCCATAAATCCTTCTTTGCTAAGCAAGCTCCATAAACCATAATTTTGTCTCTTTAAATCTTTTGAAAAATCCAAATACTTACCGAAAGGTATTTTTGTTATCTTATTAACAGAGCCATATGACTCTCCCCATTGCCCAGGAACATTATATCCGCCAGCATATAAATCAGCTTCTGCCTTTGAGCTTGTTCCATAGAATCCCATTCCATAATAAGGATCACGAGCATAATCTCCAGATAAATCTGTGACTCCACTAAATGGTCCATCAGAGTTTTGTCCTAGGTCGGCAGACCCATGGAACATTCCCTTCTTAACCATTTTCTTAGCTTTAAAATAATTCATATATTGATTAAATAAATTAATTGGCTTATATGCCAGATCTTTGCTCTTTGATAAAATTCCAGCAAGCTTACCTATTAGGCCCCCGCCTGCATATTTACGAACTGGTCCGCCCATCGCATAATCTGATGTGTCTCCATAGTTAGTTTTTTTATACCAATCTGCGTCTGCAGAAATTTTAGGAATATCTTCATCCCATCCTACTATTTTTTTAGAAGACAATCTACTCTCAATTGCTGTTTTAACATTTTCTATATATTGCTTATACAGCTTTATTGGCATTGAATCTGCTGAGTAACCAGATGCGCTTAACATTTCTATTAAATCGCTATCTTTTATACCAGACAATGTTGACTGTGCTCTCTGAAGACCCTCTAAATATGCATCTCTTTCAGATTCTGGTAAGTATGAAAGCCCTTGATAGTATCTATTTTTTAGCCTATCAATAGATTTTTGTTGATCTCCAAATATATCTAATGAATGCTTGGAGTCTCCAATTCTGCCAAAATCAATAGCGCCAGCTTTTTTACCTATTGGATTTATAATTAAATTTCCGCCATGTGCATCTGAGTATCCAAGTGCATCTAATATTGCATTTCTATAAGATCTTTCAGAAGTCATTCCAAGAGCAGCAAATGTTCTTGTGGGCAATGCGCTGACATTTTCTAGTGGCTTAAATGCACTCCAAAACATTGGATCTTTTGATAGCTTTTCAACTATAATCTTTTCTGTAATAGAACCCTTAGATATCTCATCTACTGATTTGCTAAATATTCCAAGGTTGTGTGGGAAGGAATAAGGTGTTTTGTAGGGCTTTATTACTGGAGCAACCAGGCCAGCCTTGCCTGCAAAAATAGAGCCAAATATTTCTCGTCTTACTTCATCTGGAGTTATTTCGTTTAAAGACTTAAGATATCCAGTATCGCCAGACTTTATATGCTCTACAAGCTGTGTAATATTTAATGATGCTGGAACATTGGATTCTAGTGTTTTAAATTCTGTATAGTCAAGTAATTCTGGAAACTTTATTACATCATTTATATCTTTTGTTGTTTTACCCATTTTAATTTTAATGGGAGATGAAGCAGCTGCAGATGCTGCTTTGCTTATTCCACCTATTTTACTTCCTAAACCCGCTCCCATAAAATTGAGTGGCAGCATTGCTGCAGATAGTGAATCGCCTTTTCTGCCTTGTCCAGCAATTTTTCTTAGTAGTGCTGCTGTTCCAAATGTTTCTGCACCTGGCATTCCGCTAAGGCTAGATACATATCTTTGGAACCAATTTTGTTTTTTAGCTGGGCTAGAAGAACCAAATGATGACATTCCCATTGCATGTGGAGCAGAACTTACCATGCCACCATCTGCAAAACCAAATGGCCAAACATTTTTTACTAGTTTTAATGTTTTTGGTGCGTCACCAAACATCTGTCCATATACTTTTGCTGGTAAAGAGTAAATTTCAGGTAATGATTCTAATAAATCTTTGCCACTTAATAACTGTGGAAACTCCATGCTTCCCTGTGCCTTGCTATTTCTTACAGCACCTTCACCTAAGAAATTTGTAAGCTGGGATATTTTTTTATCAATTCCAAACATTGGCAATTCTTCGCCAAGTTTTGCTGATCCTATCATTGCGCTATATAAAGCGGCTATATGTGGATTAGTAGAAAAATAAGTTGAAAGATCTCTTTCTCCAGTTCTCCAAGCGCTACCTGCGGTGTTTCTTACACCCTTAAATAATTTAATAACGTCATCTGGAAGCAAGTCATAAAATTCTTTTGCATAGTATTCATTAAATTTTCCTACATCAGAAAAATCAATTTTTGGATATTTAGCCTTTAGTAATGCTTCTCTTTGCGCCTGGACAAGTTCCCAAGCACCAGCACCTGCTTTGCTTAGACTTCCTTCCTGTATCCATCCTTTGAGCGCTTCCTTTGCTGAGCTTGGGCTAAAGGTAATTCCAGTTTCTGGAATTTTGATTGAAGATGGATCTAACTTTGATAAATCTTGTACAGCCTTGGCATCAATGTCTGCCATACCGAAGGATTTCATTTCAGGGGTAAGTTTTGATATAGCTCCTGGTACCTTTGCTGCGCCCCGTCCAACTCCTCCAAGTGGCAGTAGTGCTGCAGATAAGTAGTCTAATTTATTTCCAGTTCCAGAAAATACATTTGCAACTTCTTTTCCGCCTAAGAAATCATAACCAAGACTATGCTTACCAAATTTAAATGGGTCCATAGTTTTTAAAAATTTATGCATAAACTTTGATAATAATGATTGTTTGCTAGCCAATCCGCCATTTGCAAGTCTGCTTGGTCCGTAGTCAGACAGAGGATTTATAACTCTTCCTCCGCCTGCAAACATCAGTGGACCTAGTCCGTAGGCACCGCTTCCAATGCCTCCCATAGAGGCTCCAGAGCCTGCCATACGCATAGGATCTCTATCTATACCCATTCCTGGGCTTGTAAATGGTTTACGTGGCTGCTCAGCCATCTGATGCATGTAGTCTGAATGCTGTGGAACATTTCCACTAAACTTAAGTCCTGGAATTTCTGTTCCGCCCCATATGTCCATACCTGGACTACGTGGCCCAATAAACCTAGAAAGTTCTCCCCAGTATTGTCCAAAAGGATTTCCTATAGGCTTTCCAGATCTTGAATAAGGAACACCTGGCTTCTTTTGTCTTGGTACAGTTAGAGGTCCCTTTATCCAATTTCCAGAATCATCAAAAGAACTTGTAACCTTTCCACCTTGTGCAAATTTCTTTATATTAACCTTTGTGCCTGCAAAAATTCTTGATCCGCCCATATATTTTGGATCATTTAATTGTGGATTCATTTCCATTAATTGCTTGACGCTAATGCCATACTTTGCAGCAATTGCAGATAATGTATCTCCTCTGCCTACTGTGTATCTATCATTTTCATAATCTGACTTAGCATCATCTGCGCTGTAATATTCTGGTGTGCCATATCCATATTTAATAGTATCTACTGGCTTATATGAAGGTCTTCCGAATCCTACAATTGGAGCATTCTTCATATTGTATTGTCTTACTTTTGCAAGTACTCCGCCGCCGCTTCTTTGACTTCCAGAGCCAGATGTATTTCCTTCTATAGTTGAAACTGCATTCTTACTTAAAACTTTTCTTACTAGTCCTACGTGAGAAATTCTATTGACGCCATCTCCTGGGAAATCCATAAAGGCTAGATCTCCACGAACTGGACTCATTGTTGTCCACTTCCCACTCTTCATAAATGATTGAGCTCCACCAGGAGTCCATATCATACTTGATAAATCTACTCCAGATTTCTTTGCCGCCCAATTTATAAATGCACCACACCATGCAATATATCTAGTTTGTAGATCATATGCCTTCTGTGCAAATCTTCCAAATATTGTGTCGTTGCCTCTTCCTTCTTTATAGCCCAACATAGACTCTGCTGTTTTAATCATTGAGTCTGCTGTGCCCATCTTAGTTACCTTGCCGCCATTAGCAAATCTGCCAGCGTTTAGGTTATCAAGGAAATCTGGGCCAAGGTCTCTACTTGCCTTCTCAACTGAAGAAGCTTTAATTACATATTCACCATCTGAAAGATATGCTGGGATAGAATCAGATGTTGAAGTTCCTGGACCCATTACGTCTCCGCCTGGAGCGTAGTGTTTTACAGCCCCACCTTGTGCAAAAGTAAAGTTACTTCCTGGGTTGTCGTATCCTGGGTTATACCATCTTCCAACAAGTTTATTATTTTTTAAAACATCGCCATTCTTTTTATATAAATATCCACCCTGATTTACATCTTTAATTGGCCCCAACATTTCTAAACTTTGTCCGCCTCCATATGTTGGATGCACAAATGATTGATTTGATCCAGCAGGTCCACCTACTGGAACTGGCATAACACGAGCTTGCTCTCTTGTGTACTTAACTCCAGTTGAACGATTTTGAAATCCTCCAGTAGCGGGATCAAAAGATAATTTAGTTCCTGATGTTGGCGTAGGAGTTCCAGATAATATTTTCTTTAATAATCCCAAAACTTCTGTATCTGATGTTTTAAGTTCTCCCTTTTCGTTGTAAATTGCTTTACCAAATGCTGACTTAGCTATTTCCTCTATGCCACTTGGATTTGGAACAAATCTGCTTCCTACATAGCTACCGCCGCCACCAGATAAAGATCTTGCTATGTCTTTATATCCAGCTTTTTCTAAATCAGATATAAGCAGATTAAGTCTATCTTTCTCTGTTGGACTTAATTCACCATCTGTTGCAGAAGTTGTTAGTGCAAGAAGCTCTGTGAGTAAGGAGCTAAGATTTTCAACTTTTGCGTTTGCTGCATCAGCTGTCTTTTTTGCTGAATCTACTTTATTCTGAAGTCCATCAATTCTTGCATTAAGTGCATCAATTAATGATTGTTCTTTTGAAATATCCTCTTCTGCCTTTAAATCAATAGCTCTCTTTGCTAAAGCAACTTGTTGAGACCCAACTAATTGTTGAATTGCAATTTGTGCTTGTGCTGCACCAGACATATCTCCAGCAGCTAATTTATCTTGATACTCAAGCTGCTTTGCCTTAATTCTAAGATTAATGTCTTCATCTGCATTTTCTTCATCTAAAGCTTTCTTTCTTGCGTCCGCTTCTTCTTTTATTTTTTGAATCTTTTTATTATGTAATTCAATTTCTTTACGAAGAGCCTTAGCTGAAAGTTCTGCGTTTTGAATAATTTGTTCTGCATTTGTTTTTGAAACCTTTGCCATATCCTTTACAATTTGTGAATATGGACCAGATTTTAATGCTTCTCTTTGTTTTTCAATTATTATAGAAAGAGCTTCAGCGGCTGCTGGCCCCATATTTACAAAATCTAAAGCTATTCCAGATGTAGAAAGTCTAACTTTTGCCATAATGCTTGCCAAAGTATCTGTTGTGTTTAGAAGCCTGTTCATCTCCGCATTTTGCTTTACTATAGCATTGACACCCTCAATTCCAATTGCTACATTTCCACTAGATGTTGCCTTTATCTGCTTTAATATTTCCTGATAAGATTCTGAAGAAGTTATGAGTTTGCCATTTTTATCTTTTGTATTCTCAATTGAATCTGCTAAATTATTATAAGCATTTAATGCGGTATCCAAGGACTTGCTTAGCTGGTCTGTATTTCCATTTTTAATTACATTATTAAATGTTTCCAGGGTAGACTTTGCAGCAGAAGCTTTATCTGTAATAGTTCCAAAACCTTTATCTCCTAATACTGACAAAGCCTGGGCTGATTTATTTGAAATTGAAATTAATGCATATATTAATTCATTTGCATTTTCTACAGACATCCCGCTTGATACAAACATGGCTTTTAGTTGAGTTGCTTTCTGTGCCAGCTCTTGCTCAGATGCTACATTTAGCATTTTAAGTTCTGTTGGTAACTGTTCCTTAGCTTGCTTTTTTAGTTCATCAAATTCTTTTACAGTTATATCTATTCCTTGACCAGGAGCTTTTGTTGTAGTATATTTAAATGCTGCCGCCGCTGCATTTCTTAATTCAATTTCCTTTTTGTTTTTTTCTATAGATGAAGTTAAAGTTTTATAGTTAAGATTTAGCTTTTTTACAGTTTCTTCTTCTAGGCCAAAGGCGGAGTCAATTATTCTTCGTCTCTCATTAATTTTGTCATTAATGGTTTTTATTGCAACTCCTACACCAAGCAAGACAGCTATTAATTTGACTGGCCCAGGCATTTTTGTAAAAAGTTGAAATGCTTTTGTTAATAAAGTTGTTTGAGTTCTTGCTGTTCCTGCAGCCCTAGACATAAGGAACATGTCTGTTGCCATTTGACCAACCATGTATCCGCCCATTTGCCCAATACCGCCAAACATTCTGCCGCCAACTTGACTTAATCCAAATCCAGCAGCCTGTCCTAGAAGCATTGACTTCATGTATCCAGATGCTCCAATTCTTGGCTGAACAATTCTTTGTTCGTTTTCTTCCGCAAAGTATTGAACCCCAGGAACTACCCCGCCCTTTGAGAATCCAGGAATAATTCCACCAGACATTTTTGGAACAAATATTTCTGGACCATTCTCTCCAACTAAATACGGTCTACCACCAGTAACTGGTCCTCCGCCTGCACGAGCACCGTCAACAACTGTCTCTAATTGTATTTTGCCATTTCCTGCATCAACAATTCTAAACTTACCGCCAAAGATTGCCTCTTGTTCTGACCTTGAATTATGTCCAGCTACCTTTTGTCCAAATGGTGCTGAGAATTTTGCATCTGGGAAAATCTCTGATGATGGAACAACATTTCTATTTCTTACAATTGCTTCTAATAGAATAGCTTTTTGGTCTCCTGGAGCAGAATGGCCAGGAGCAAATAAACTTGCTATGTCCCTATTTTGACTCCACGATGAGCGGCGCATTATAAATTCTCTTCCAATTAAAGGAGTATAGTCTCCAGTTAATTTTGCCTGAGATATTAAATCTAATATATCTGCTGGCAGCGGATTTGATTTATTATTCTTTAAAAATATTCCTCTGTATAGTCTTCCAGTATATTTTCTTGATAAAGTTTTTACTGCTTCTGTAGCGCCTGGAGTTTGCAAAATGCCATAGTTTCCAGCCATGTATTGACGCAATATATATTTGCCACGATCCTCTAAATTACCAATTGGGAACTGAGGAAGTACTGCTTGTCTTGCAAATCTATCGTCACGATATAAAATTTCACGAGTCCACTCAGGCTCATTTTGCATATTTTTTGGAACCATTGTTGTTCCAATTTGTAATGGCCCGTGAAGTGGATCTTGGTTTCCTAGTGTATATTGATATCCTGGTTGTCTAAACTGCTGTTGTGGTTTCCATTTTCCAGTTAATTTATCAAGCTTTGACTTAGATAAAGACTTTACTATTCTTCCAACCATGTTGGTTCCAAAGTTTTGTATGATTCCGCCCATATTTTTTCTTTGTATTCTAGCTACTTTATTTTCTTTTAGGGCAACATAATCTCGTTCGTATAATGCGGTTGGATTGTATTGAGTTAAAACTCTTTCTATTTCTGGAATTACATCTTTTGTAAAAGTAAACTCTGCGCCAAGCTCTGGTCTATCTCCTATAGTTGGAAGTTGATCTACTGAGACACCACGTCTTTGTGCTTCGTTTTCAAATCTTGTTCTTATTGCTGAATCTATTGCTTCTTCAGCTTCATCCCATTGAGAAAGAGGAATTTTTGCAGCTCTTAATTGATTTCTATATTTGTTTACTCCTGCTACCTTAACAAGGTCTCTTCTTAAAAAGTCGGATGGTCTAAGGTTATTTTGGTTTGCTGATAAATTAGTTGCCGCTGTATAATCTACAATATAGTTGCTTACTAATACTTTTCCATCTCCTAGTTTTTTACTTACTGTAAGATGCGTACCATGTCTTGGCTCTGCATATGGAAGTGCATCTAGTCCATTTTCTACAAACCTTGAATTTAATTCGCTAACATTTTTTGACTGTAATGTTCTTGATGTTTGAGAATGAAGTGCTGGATCTTTTTTAGACCTAGTTAATTTATCTGTAAAGTTTTTAGCTACATCTAAATATTTTTGTTTTAATACAGGATCTGGAATATCACCAATTTGAGAAATAAATCCTCTAGCATCTGCCCCTCTTGCTTTTATGCCATGAACAGTTTCTACTACATCTCTATTTCTAGTTGTAGAAAGACCTTTAACAATTCTATTAGGCATCATTCTGCCAAAGAATTGCATACCCTCTATCATTCCGCCTTTATTTTTATTTTGAATTGGAACTATTACCGCTTTACCCTTATTGTATAGATGAAGTCCTTCTGGGTCACGAGCTGTTTGTTCTTTAGTTACAACAAATTCTCCTGGAGTAAGCATTGCTGGAACGGTATCTGTATTTCCTTGACCAGGTACAAATCTACCTTGTTCGGTAGTAAATACCTGTCCGCCCATGTTTAATCTTTTTGGTCTAGTTGTTTCTGTTGAATATGGTGCGCCAAATGTTTTAACTCTAAGCGCTTCAGCAATTCTTGTAATAAGGTTTCTGTTTCTTGGTCTTGTAAGTTCTTTCATATTTGATTTTCCAGTTACTGGGTCAAATGCTGGTTGATCTACAATTGGCAACTGTGTTAAATTAATTGTTCTTCCTTGTGCAGTAGCAACTCCTGTTGCTGCCTGCCCCATCATTGCTTCAATCTGTTGGTTTAATGCAATAACTCTTGCTCTTGCTTGTTCAACAGTTATCTTAGATGCTTGAAGATCTGCAACTATTTGTGCTGATTCTGATGCGGCAAGTGATGTTAATCTTGACATTTCTGGAAGAAGCGCTTGATATGAATCTGATAATGATGTAGTTATTAGTCCAGTTGCTGCAACTTCTCTCTTTAATAATGCTATTTCTTCTTTTGATTGCATTGCTAATGCACCAGTCATTGCATGCCACTTAGCAGCTTCTTCTGCAACAATTCCTGTTGAAACTCCACGTACCGAGCTGACTCCCTCTATCTTTGGTAGATCGCCAGACATATACATTTGTGGGTTATTGCTTATTTTTTGATTAACTAATGGTGCTCCTGGAACAATGCCAAATATTGTTTGTGCAGCTTTTTGTTCTGGTGTCATCTGGCTTACTGGATTTGGATGAGAAAAAGATCTAGTATCTCTATCGCTTACAAGTGGGTGGCTTGGAACAACTTCTCTTGCACCAGCAATAATTGTTTGCCCAGCAATTGTTGATATTGTTGGTTGTGATGAAATTGTAGCTGATCCTGCTTTTGTTTGTAATTGAGTTAATTGATCATTTACATAGCTAAGCGCTTCTCCAAGTGCCATGGCTGCTTTAGCATCATTATAAAATGTTTGCTCTACTAAGTTTCCAGCTTTTTGTGCTGCTAAAATTTCTGGTGTTAATAAACGCCATCCTTCGCCGCCTTTAAAAAATGCTCTAAGATGAGCGGCGCCCTTAACAACATATCCCAAGAAGTTTGCCAGCACACCAGTTAACATAATAATTGGGCCAGCTAATGCTGTAAATCCAGCAAATAGGCTCATTAAAGTTTTTACTGGTCCAGGTAGTTTATTCGCAAAATTTACAATCTTGTCAAGAACATTTATTAAAAATGTTCCAACATTTAAGAACTGCTCTCCTACTCCAGCCAAGTCTGCTTTTAGTTGCTCTAATGCTCTACGGAATCTACCAGAAGCAGATTCAGTAATTTGTGCTAATTCTCGTCCAGCTACACTTGCTAAGTCACCTGCGCTTGCATTCATTAAATCTAAAACTTGTAAAGTCTGGCTACCCTGTCTACCTAGGTTATCAAAAAGGGCTGACAGTCTAGCAAATTGGAACTTACCAAAAAGCTGTTCAATTGCTTTTGTTTTGCTAAGCGGATCAAGTCTGTCTAAAGCTTTTTGCAAATCTAAAATAGTGGCAGTTAAATTTCCAGCGTTACTTGTAACAATTTGACCTAAATCAATACCAAGTCCCAGGAACATTTCTTTTGCGACTTTAGTAGGATTGATAAGTGAAGCTAGGGATGATTTAATTGCATTTGCGCCTTCTGATGCATTAATTCCTCCTTCTTTCATTGCTGTCAAATATAAAGCAAGATCTTCTATGTCTCCACCCAAAGATTTAACTACTGGACCCGCCTTTGGAATAGCTTCTACTAAATCATTAAGAGTTGTTGAAGTTTGGTTTTCAACAGCGTTGAGGAAGTTAATAGACTCTGCTAACTCTTGAGTATTTTGATTAAAAGCTGTTTGAATTGCAAGAGTAGCCTTCATTGCTTCTTGTCTATCTACTTCACCAAGAACTGAAAGTCTAGTAGTTTCTCTTACTGAGTTAAGAAGCTCTGCTCCTTGTTTTCCAGTTGCAGCTATATCTGCAGATAGGGCTATAGTTTCTTTATAAGATGCGCCATATTGTCCTGCTAATTCTTTTGCTGTTGCAGCAACTTCTTTTCTTACTGTAGCTAACTCTGCTGCAGAGCTTCCTGCTATTCCGCCATAAACTTTTGTTAAACGAACTAACTGCTCGTCTGCTTCTCTAAATGCATCTGCTGCTGCTTTACCAAATGCTGCAATTGGAACTGTTAAACCAACTGTTAGCTGTCTACCTGCCCACTGTGTATTTTTACCCCAGTTAATTAATTGAACTCCGCCATCTTGAATAACCTTATTAAAGATTTGCATTTCTTGCTTAAGCAGAGCTGCTTTGTTTTTAGTTTCGTCTAAACCTCTTGGTATATTAACATTGAATTGCATAAGCCCCTCGGCATTTCTACCGAGAGGCTGAATGATTGCATTCTGTAAGGCTACCTGCTGTCTAGCAAGATCTCTAATTAATCCGCCAGAAGTTCTACTGTGCTGTTGCCAGACACCGTAATACTCTCTTAACTTTAATCTACCCTGATCTAAATTTTTTCCAAATTTATCAACATCAGCTGTTAAATTAACAAAGTGTGTAGAGAATTGTCCAGTACTTCTTAAAGTACTTGCAAAGCCCTGCTGTATCTTTGTTGCATTTAAAGCTAACGCTTTATCTGTGTTAGTTAAAGTTTGCTTTAATTGAGATAACTGAAGATTAACCTTATTAACATTTGAAATAAGATCTGAAAAGTCTGCACTAGCAACTATATTGGTGACTACATTTTCGCTAGCCATTTTTTAGATGTTACCCCTTTTCATATCCTAATCCCGCTCCGATTCCAAATCCTGCCTGGGCTGCAAGTGGTCCTTGTAGTGAAACAACATCGTTTGCACCTGCATTTATTCCCAAGGCTCTTCTTTGTATATCTTCAAAGGTTGGACCTTCTTGTTCTTCTTCATCTTGACCTAAATCAATTCCTTGAATAGATGCTAAGAATCTTCTTTTCTCTGATTCAGTTTTTTGCATTGACTTTAAAGTCTGAATGAGTTCTGGCATTGATAAGTTATCTTCTAGCTCGTCGTAATTCTTCCAATGACCTAAAAGAAAAACTTCTCCCAATAAAGCGGCAAGATCTAGTTCTGACCAGCCAGAACCGCTGCCGCTAGAAGGTTTGGGTCATCCATCTTAATTCCTCCGCATACTTCAAGAATGCGGTTGATTGTTGGAACATCCAATGCGTCTTCTAGTGCATCTCTATCTTTTACTAGATCTGGCAATTGCTTTTCTAATGCTACTGCACATGCATCAATGAGAATTGTAAGCGTCTCATCCTCTGATGTAACTTCTGCTGTCTTCTGAATTGCTGCCATGAACTTTCTAAGTTCTTTAATTGTCAAAGGCTTTAACTTTACCTTAGCCCCGTTTTGTAGTTCAATTTCTTCTACGTCGTAGATTGTAGTTGCCAATTTATCCTCCTAGGATTGTCTTAATTATTATAACAAAACACTCTTACTAATACAAGCAGAAACCCCCAATTTCTTGGGGGTTTCTGAATTAAATAATTAAATTTAATTATGCATAAACACGGTCAATAATCTTACCGTATTCTTGGCCAGCGTATGCAGCCTCTCCTGATGGGAGAAGACGGAATGTTACTGGGAATGTTGTTGGTGTGTTACGTGCTAGAGAGAACTGTGACTGCTGTACTGAAAGAACACGACGTGCATAATATACACGCTCATTCTTTCCGTAGCTGTTGATGTTGTAATCTGGAGCTGGTCCAACTGCAACTAGCTGACGCTCAACTGGTGCAGAAAGCAAAGCTCCTGCTGCCAAACCGAGTACCTGTGGTGTTGAAGATGTTGGCTCTGCTGTTGTTAGAGTATCATCTCCATCGAATCCTGATGCCTCAGTGATTCCAGATGCGCCTCCTGGCTGACCGAACACAACGAGAAGATTCTCAAGTGTTCCTTCTGCCATTTCAGTTGCTAGCATAACTTCCATTGACTCCTTGAACAGCTTAGCTGTATCTAGAAGCTGATCTACCGTTACGTTACCGTATGTTGGGTTATAAGTAATCTGAAGACCATTGTTTGTGTATCCAACGTTGCGCCACTTTGTAGTTGCCGCATTAAGTGTAGTGATATATGATGCAGATGTGTTGAACTCTACCTTATCAGTACCCTTTGTTGGATCAAGATTTGAATCGCCATCGTATGCTGCTTGGTTGATAAACAACGGTGAAGCACCAACGATAATGTTCTTGGCTGAATTGTATGTATCTCTTGCCATTTATTTCTTACCTCCTGTTTTTTTCAAAAAATCTAATAAATCTGTCAAGCTGGCTAGGCTTCTTTCCTCTTGGTATAATAATAAGCCTTTTTAGGTAAAAAGGCAAACTATATAAACCGCCCGTTTGAATCAGACAAACGGGAATATTTAATTTCTAGGACTATGTCTGTAGACAAAAATCCTTGTAGCTCCTCTGAGGGAGCCGCTGGAGAGATGTCGGCAATAAATATGCTATAGAATTGAAACTTATTTGACAGGTTTGTCCAGTTATTCACATCTCTTGCAGACTCATCTACCCTTCTAAATAAGTCAGTCATAAAATTTCTAATCTCATTGATGTCATTAATATCTGTGGAATATATGGTAAACAATACTTGCTCACAGCATATAGCCCATAGGTCTTCATATGACATTCCTATCTTGTCATAGACTATGTGTTTCTTCCCGCTCAAAAAATGATTTAATTCTGGAGATTGTTGGACGGGAATAATAGGTACTATTTCATCCCCTATACTATCGCTATAATAATCAGATGCAGTAAATATATCAGCATCCTTTAATTTCTGCCACAAGTACTTACGCAATTCAAGCATTGCATCTAATCTATAATTAACCATTAGACCATACCTCCAAATGCTGAACTTAATGCAAAGTCTGCTTGTGATCTAACAGAGTTTGGAGAAAATGAATATCTAACTCTTCTAATATCTGATGGCAATCCAAGTGCTTTGCTTATTGAACTATTAAATAATCTTTGGAACCCCGATCTTTTAATAGATTGATTAACTAGGTCTCCTGTAAAGAAATATTTATATGCGGTCTTGAATGAGTCTTTTGCCCTAATGCCTCCAGGCTTCCTGACGGTCACTGAAGCCCCTTTAGGCATAAAGACGGTATCACCATTAACTTCGAATACAATGCGCTCAGATGACCTTGGAGCAATTACTACGGGTACTCCAGATTCCATCACGGAAGCTTTATTTGCAAATACGTGTGTATGCTTGCCCTTTTTAGTTGGTACCATTGATTTAGATAATTTAAAATTATATGTTAATTGAAATGACAATCCATCCTGTGGTAACTTATTTAATTCAAAAAGTCTAGATTCTTTGTCTCCAGTTTTTTTCCATTCATAAACATGGTGCAATGCTAATGGTGCCGTTCTTGCTTTTGCATCAATATACTCACCAAAATCTTTTTCTATTTGATTAAATATAACTGTGCTAAATTTATTTTGAAAATTCTTGTTTGATGTCAATTTAGACATTACGGTAGCTTTATAATAAACCGCTGCCGATATTTGAGCAACCAAGCTATCTTTTAAATGCTTATTTCTTGTTCCCATCATAAGGGGTTCAAGTCCGCTTGCTGCCGCTACTAATGCTGTACTAGAGTCCAATTTGCTGGTTCTCCGATCTTTTCGTCGTAGAGTTATATCCTAGTACCCTACCGAATGGATCTGTAAGCGGAGTGGTTCCTACGACCTCAAATACCGTTGGTGTATCTGTTGGAAAATTTAATTCTGTCCAAATACAGTTACCTTGTGAGTCACGGATATTTGTAATCTTTTCTCTAAGGGTAAGCTTTTCTGAAGTTCTTATCTGCACTACTTGATCGTTTATATATTTATTACTAAATATTTGAGTGTCACTGCTTCTTGTAGTTGCAGAATTACTTACAATTCCTTTGGCATGGCAGTCTAAAGTTTTATAATAAACCCACTCTTTTACAATTGATCCAGTCTCTATATCTTGGGCATCAAATTGTTTGTAAACGTCTAGTTTCATAGACAAGACGGAGTCTATGATGCCGTTCATTTATATAAGCACCATAGAAGTAATAATATATGGGTTAAGCAATTGGTCTGCAAATTGATTTCCAGTACCAGAATAAGCCTGTCCAGTATATTCAAACTTCCAGTCAAATGTCTGAACGTTCTTCAAATACTTCTGTCTCCACAAAATATCCTTTGAGAAATAATCTTTCATAAGTTCTTTTGCAGCCATTTGAACATTGTCTGGAACTTCATTCCAACCATATCTTCCATAAACACGATATCTGGTGTGCTTGTTAAATGCCTCACCATTATATGTGTCATTAATTGTTGGTGGAACCATTCCATTTGCAATATACACAGTATTGTCTAAAAGGTTTGTTCTATCAATTCTAATTCCGAATCCGCTTTCAGTAACCTGTGGAGTATATAGCCAATTATTTACAACTGGACTTACTGTATTATCTACAAGAAGGATGTCGTTGCCGTATAGCTTTTGAATAGAATCAATTTTATATGGAAGGGCCAATATGTCTGAGTCCATTCCATATGCAATTTCTACATCATCGTATAGGAAAAAATCTTGCCCTGTGTAATCTTCAATTACTTTACGAGCATACTTTTCCGCCTGCTGAATTTGATAATAGGTTTTGTAATTTGGATCGCTTGAATCTACCCCAATATTTAGCTCATCTATTGCTTCATAAATGTTTGTATATGGAGTTACAACATTTGCATATGTAATGCCAGTTGCTGAGCTACCACCTACCTGATATTCCCATACTAGCTTAAATTTTCTTTGTCTTTGAGCATATGATAAAGGAATAACAACTTGATAGTTTCCATAGTCTACTTCAATTTTTGTTGAAGTAAGCGTTGTTAAAACAGTAGTTGGAGATATTGCTGGAGAGATTGTAACATCTTCAGTAATGTCATATAGCTTTACTGTAGGTGCTGAGTCTGCATCTAATACTTCTCCCTGCCAAAAGATTTTGTGCTTTAGTGGTGAATTAGTATTTAAATATATCTCTGCCATTATTAACGGTTAAGCTCAGCCGTAGAAGTCTTGAACTTCCTTTGGTGTCGCTGGGCGGAACCCCTCCTCTTTATCAAAAATTGCTTGCGCTTTATCTTTATGCATTGCTACAAAAGGATGCTCTTTGGTGAATGTAAATCCCAGAATATCGTATCTGAAATTGTTTCTTGTCATTCTTACCAAAACCGTGTCTTCTGCAAGATCCTGCTTTGGGTTAAACTTTGGAAGGATTTCGATCTCTTCTTTTTCATCTTCAATCTTTTTAATTGTTTGTTCATATACTGCCCAAGTTACGCCTTCTTCTGTAAGAGCGGCAATAATATCATTTTTGTTTTTTAGGCTATTTGTATCAACTGCAAAGTCCTCTGCAATTTTCTTTAGCTCTGCTACCTTTAATGTGTCAAACGACATGTAATCTCCTTAGTCTAGGTGTTTTAATTATAGCATTACTAAATTAAAATGAAAAGCCCCCAAAATTAATTGGGGGCCTTTCTTGCGGATTTAATCCTAAATTATGAAGCAACCTTAACGTTCTTCACAACTACCCAAGCATCTGCTTGTTCGATCTGGACGCCAACACGAGTATACATTGTGTACTCAATTGAGTCCTTACGTGGCCAGAAGAAGCGGTAAACAGTTACATCACGCTTGATACCAATAACAACGTTATTTGGGAATGTCAAGTGGATATCTCCGTGGTTACCTGTCTCTCCTGAATAGTCGCCGTCCTGTGCTTCGTTTAGAAGTGGAACTTCAACAATTGGAATACCAAATGCATAAGGCGCTACGTAACCTGCTGGTCCTGAGACTGGCTGTACATCGCCACGGATGATGCTTGAAGCAATATCCTGTGGGATTGTCTGGTTAGTACCGATGCTGTTTGCATATAGGAAATCTTGGATTAGGTTTGAACCTACCAAGAAGCGAAGGTCTGCACGACGCTGCTTGTACTTACGTGGGAGAGCCTTTAGCGCAGAGTTAAATGCTGCACGTGTAATTGCTCCTCCACCGTTGTCTACAACGTGACCGTTTGCCTTTGCCTTCTTTACAACGCCGTCAAATGACTTGTACAGGGCATCGCCTGTTAGGGATACGTTTCCATTGAGGACTACGTCTTCAATATCGTTACCTGCCTGTGTTGCCATCATACGTGCAATGTGATCTTCTAGATCTGGACCCTCAATATTGTCTTCTAGAGACTCTGTTGATAGTTCCCAATCTAGACGAAGCTTCTTTGTTGTCAAAGAAATCTTTGAGAAAGATACTGCTGAGTTTGCTGCTGTATCGTCTGCTTCGGTTGCAAGCTTCATTAGCTTCTCGCCTACTGACATACGGTCAATCTCTGTTGTATCTGCCTTCATGCGGACTGTACGTGCGACCTTACCAATTACGGTTGCGTCGAACATATAGTCTAGAAAACGAGCTGATTGCTCTGGGTTTAGTAGACCGCCTTCACCTTCAGAACCAACGTGTACGCCAGTTGTCGCTACTGCTGACCCTGACATAGAGGTTGTTACGGAAGTATTAGCTGCTACTGACTTTTCTAATAGTTCATTACTCATTATATTTTCACCTACCTTTGTTTATCTAATTAATTCTTGTACGGAACCGAGGAAAGAACCGTTCCATTTTGACTTCTTTATTGTAGTTACTTCCTGAGACCCGCCAAGGTCTGAGGACTTCTTAATTGCAGTCTCACCTTCTACTGCATCGACACGCTTCTGTACGCCATCAATCGTGTTTCTGATATCTGATACTGTCTTTGACAATGTATCATATTGCTCTGCCAACTCTGTAATTCTGGAATCAACGCTCTTGCTGAAAGACTCAACTGTTTCTGTAACAGTCTTAACCTGTGCAGCATTTGCATCTGTTGCCTTACTTAGAGTTTCTGAGAAAAAGCCTTTTAGATCGCCTAACATCTTTGCAAAATCAGGTTCATCAACCTCAACTTCTGATACGTCGGCTGCTTTTTCCAGAGTTTCGGCAGAAGCGTCTGCTACTGCATCTTCTGCAGGAGCTTCTTCAGCAGCTGGTGTTTCTTCAACAACAGGTGCTGTCTCTTCAACAGTGGTTTCTTCAACTACTGTGGTTTCTGTATTTTCTGACACTTCATTACCTCCTTCTGCGTTTGCCTGTTTTGCAATTGTTTGTGTTTCAGGCAACGTGGATCTTGACTTGTGTAAATCAAGAATTCTATCTATTTCTTTTGCTTTGTTAACATCACTTGATTCTACCCAACCAATTAAGGTTGCAGGCTTTCCTGATATTGGTGAATCAAATTCTTTTTCTGTTGATACAAAGATCGAATCGCTTTCTTCGCAATAAAAAATATTCTCTGTTACGACATCTGCCGCCATGCCCTTGAAAATCATTTTTCCATTCATCTTTTCAATTGACAAAATGTTGCAAAGTTCATTTGCTGGTGAATCAACAATTGAAAGTTCAACTAGCTCATAGTCTTTAATGAAACGAACTGTTTCTCCATTTGCCTTGTTGACTTCATTGTCTGACTCTAGAATCTTTCCGCCAATTGAAAAACCTGCAAGTGTTCCGTCTAGAACTTTCTCCCAGGTATCCTGTGCGCCTTTTGAAATGTAAGATGTTACATAAACTCCATTGTAAAATTCTTTTGATGCGGGATCATAATAAGTTTCTGGCTTAAATGATACAACCTTGCCAACTGCAATTGGCTGATGCATTTCACGAAGATTCCCACGGAATCTTTCAAATGCTTTCATGCTAGCTTCTGCTGTAACTACATCGCCAGTCTGATCAACGTTATCTAGTGTTGCAAATCCTGATACTGTTCTCTTCTCACGATTTACTTTTGTAAATGGAACTGCCAGATGGAGGTTATTTCCATTTGAAGACCAGTTAGATTTTTCAATGTTCATATGCTTAATTTTATCTATTTGTAGATAAAAAGGCAAATAGTGGTTGAGTAGATTTATTCAACCGTTCTTCCGTCTCCTTGAGCATTTCTGCCTTCCCCTGAAATATCTGGAGAATTGGCTTGTCTTTCTTGCTCTCTTCGACGGGTGTTATTTGCTTGGCTTCTAATTTCAGCTTGTTGCTGTGGCTTTAATTCAACCATATCATCGCCACCATCCAAAGGTATCATTCCTCTTCTAATTCTAACTTCATTAGGAGTAATTACCTGCATTCTTAAATATCTTTCATCAATCTTAGATTGAGTATCCTCATCTGTAAGAGTTAATTCATTAAATTTAAGAGAAAGCGCATCTGTCTTTTCTTCAATAATTCTATTTAATTTCTTCTCTAATGTCATTTGTGATGGACGGCAAACTTGCTCTTTAAATGTTTTATCTGCATCTCTTGCAACCGCCAAATTAACACCTTCTGGAGTTCCAATTTTATTAATTGGTACACGATGGGCCAATAGGATTTCATCTCTATTTGCTTTACGATATACGTTAAATGATGACTCTTGTGCTCCCGCCTCAATAGGCTCCATTTTAAATTCAACCTTTGAATCTGGCGAATCTGCTGGAAGCGGAATATATAGAGATCTATGGTTCTTGCCTCTAAGCCCAACCTGGAAAAATTCAAGAAGCTTGCGTTCTGATTCTGGAGAAAGCTTTGCGCCCTTTACGGTAATAATATATCTTGGGACTGCCTTGTTTTCAAAGTAGTCCAGGTTATACTTTCCAGCAAACTCATTTCCCGCCAGGGCATTCTGTGCCGCAATGATATCTGGGATGCCGTAGTAGTTATTCATCGGAGTGTACTTCTTTAAATGAATAATTTCATTTGGTCGATCTTCTTGACCAGCAATTGGATTCTCTGTTTCTGTGTCTCCAAAATTGCGGAAGAATACAGCCTTGCCATAAAGCAATTGAATAAATCCATCACGCAATCTACGAACACGCATTGTCTTTGCTGGAATATGACCAATATATCCAATGTTGCCTGCTGTTGTGCGGCTAATTTCAATATAGCCATTTCCTGTTGCTTCTAAATCTGTGTATGCTTTGATAAGAGTTTGCGTAAAAGTGTCTTCATCATTTGTTGAGTCAAGCCATAGTTGTAAATCTTGCTTTAACTTATTAAGCTTTCTGCGTGCCCGTTCTAATTGTTTTGGATCCTCAATTGAATCAAATGCGTCGTTTGTCTTTTTAGTTTCTGTAAAGTCATAGCCAAGTCCAACAATGTTTGCTACCTTTGCATTTATTGCTGCATAGTTATATGTTGAAATTTCATAAATCTTAGAAAGGTATTCTAAATTATATGGTGGTTCAATAAGATCAAATAGGGAATATCCAGTGATTGCCTGTGCTAATAAATTCTGTTGTGTTCCAGTATCTTCTCTACCAGTAAATGACTTAGATAATTCTCTGCTCATCTTACGACGAAATGCTGGGCTTAGCCCAGATACTTTTTTAAGGGAGTCTTCCTGCATCATAAATGGATCTGATGGATCCATCTCTGGATCCTTCTTTAGTCTAAACAAATCCGATGCAGAAGAAATCTCAATTCTGCTTGTTGATTCTAAATCGCTATCTTGTACAAACTCCATTGCCGTCTCCTTATTTAGGAAGAATTAACTTCTTCATTTCGTCTTTATGGTTTCCAACATCTAAAGGATCTGGAATTAGTCCCCACTCAAGTCTTTTTTGCTGGTACTCAAATTCTTCATCATCAATTTTTCTGCGTCCTGAAAGGAATTTTGGTTGTCCCTCATAGATACCATAAGACCCAACTTCATTTACAAGGGCTTCAATCTTTGACTTATTGCCTTTCATGGATGTGACTGACAAGAAATTGCCTTCGTCGTCTCCGACCCATCTGCCATCTGGCATTTCCCAAACATAAATACCAAGTCTGGTTTCTTCATCCATGACCTGTGTGTTAATCTTATTGATATCCATAGAGTTTTATTTTACCATTCTTTGCTGTCAAAGTCCAGCTTTTTGTCATAGAAGATGACAAATTATACGTTTTGGATTACAACCCAGTCATTGTCATAGTACTCTACTGAGCTTTCTGTCAGGGTAATTGACGCATTTGAGCTGTCATCTATTACAGAAGTGCTTCCAAGTATATAAAGGTTGTAGTGCTCTAATGCTTGCGTTGAAGTAAATTGTGCTTGATATAGGGCTAAGTTTTGAAATAAGCCAGCAACTGATCCATACAAAGAATAGTCGAACTTTAAATTGCCTCCAACTGCACTAGAAAATACTATTACGATATGGTGTAATTGCCCTACCTTAAACACATTAGACACATTTGTCTCTGATGTTTTATTTACACCATTAACATAAATTGCTGAGATATTTGTTTTACTAACTGTGCCTGTATTTCTCCATGAGTAGTTTGAGGCGGAATATCCATTTGTTGCTGTAGTTGATATTAGACCACTATCTGTTAGGGCATATGGAGTATAGAAGAATTCTAGGGTATTTACATCAGATTGTGTAGTCAAATAAAAACCAGAATCTTGTACCGTTTTAATTCCATTTCTGGCATCTCTAGATAAAATAGGGTACTTATTATTTCCAGTAGTTATCTCATATTCTGAGACACCTGCTACTCCATCTAATGTTGTCATATATGATCCAGAGTTATTTGAATAAAAAATTTGATCATTATAGAAAGACATTGAAAGGCTGTATAATTTTGGAACATACTTACTAGCATCTGTTGACTCAAAAGTTATCTTTATAAAGAATGTTCTTTGTGTTGAGAAGTCATTAAGAACAAATTCTGGTATTGCCCCGCCATTTATACACTCAACATATGTAGACCCATCTAAAGATACTTCAACTGTAATTCCATTATCTCCGTCCCAATCAATTTTTGAAGAATCAATTGTAAGGGCTGCTGGAATTGAAATTATATCTTCTATATATGTGCTAGAAGATACTGCTGATTCTGTTTGAATTAAAGCAATTGAGTTATCGTTTTGATTATAATAAAGATCTTCATTCATTATATCTGGCCAAGACCTGTTGGCTGGATAAGAATAAAAGTATTGAGTTGCTATTGAGTTATCATATACTTCAAATAGCTGTCCAGATTCAGGTGTAACTATTTGAATTGGAAAAATTCCAGAGGCTTGATTATAGTGTGAACTTATTTGATTATCAGAAAGAGTATATCTATATACAGCAACACTGTTTATTAAAAAATAATCATTTTCATTTAAGGCTGGTCCGCTCTTTAAAAATAAAGATGTATTTTGAAACGGCGGAGAAGAAAGATCTTTTGTCTTTTGTAGTTGCCCATTAATATAAATAGATGCAGAAGAAACTGAATATGTGCACACTATATGTAGAACCTTGTTTAAATATGGAACTGTGCAGAATATCTCATCGCTATCCATTTTAAATACTATATTGCCATTATCGTAAAAAACTCCAACACTGTTTGAAGAATCTCCAACTAATGGGGTTATGCTATTTGTATCAAATTTTGGATATATCCAGGCCTCTATTGTAAAATCATTATCTGAAGAATACACAGTTCCAAACTGACTAGATGTTGTAGAAGCAGTATAGTCTTTTGTAAAAGAATATTGAATTGAATTAGAGCTTGTTATTTTAGTTGATCTTGAATTTCCTACTAATACAGGAAGAATGCCTACTTCTGGATCCCCGCCATATACTCCATCATTTTCGCATCCTGAATGATCATACGCTATATCTCCATATATGTTTGCATAAGCAGATAAAAGCGGGTCGTCTAAAATATCTTGATAGGTTTCATATAAATTTTCTAAAGATGTATAACTTGAAATATCTGCTGTTGTTAAATCATCTAAAGGATAATATCCAATAGGGTAGTCAGAAAGAACTATAGATTTATATGACATTATCCACCTACCGCAGATTTAAGATATCTAACTATTACTATACCACTTCCGCCACTTCCTCCTGTATGAACAACTCCAGTGTCTGAATCATAGCTGGCTCCGCCACCACCACCACCAGTATTTGCTGTTCCAGCAATTCCATTTGCAGTAGATCCAGATGAAGGAGTTCCAGCATTTCCGCCTCCTCCAGAGCCTCCAGTTCCACGAGTTGCGGCAAAGTTAAAGTTTGTTCCGCCTCCACCTCCGCCAGCAAAGGATCCTCCAGAACCAGAAGATGTTACGGATGCCCATACCGAATATGAGTTTGTTCCGCTTCCGCCATTTCCAGCAGTTCCAATTGCTGAAGCATTTCCACCAACTGCTCCTGCACCACCACCACCACCCGAAGTTGCAGTAGTGACATTTGAAGAAGATAAAGCTGTTCCTCCAGCAAATCCTTGACCTGAAATTCCAGATGTTGGAGAGCTGTTAAATGATAAATCTGATCCTCCTGGTCCAGCTCCAAAAATTACTTGTCCGTTTCCTCCACAACCAGATCCACCATTAGTGCCATTGCTTCCTCCTCCAGTTGCAGTTAATGCACCGACAGATGAGTTTGAGCCAACATTACCTCCTGCTGTTCCTGTTCCTCCTCCACCAATAGTAACTGATGTATTGCCTACTGACAAAGATGTTGCGGATGAATACAAAACTCCGCCTGCGCCACCGCCTCCACCAGTATACCAAACTGATCCGCTTGTTGAAGATCCAACACCAGATCCACCGCCTGCAATTGTTAATATGTCTGCAGTTAAAGAAGCATTTAAAACTGCAAGTGTTCCATTTGCAGTAAACTTTCTATAGTAGTAAGTTGAGTCAGAATATAGCGTTCCACCAGTCACTGATGGTATTGCATTTGGAGTTATAGAAGAAGAAGCAGATGATAAATCACTTGTTCCTATTGAATTTGTTGCAGTCATTGTAAAAGTGTAGGCTTGATTTGAAACAAATGACCCTGTGACAGAAATTGATCCATCTAAATCTGTATTTGTAAACGTGAGTGATAATGACGGACTACTAACAATTCCAACTGTAGTAATTGATGAGCCATTTGAAGCACCTAATGTATATTCAATTGTTACCTGTGTAGCACTTACTCTAGTTACTGAGTTAATTGTTGGTGCATTTGGTCTTGCTGCTTTTCCACGAAATCCATTTAAAGATGAACTGGCTATTGTTTGAATTAAGGGCATTATCTACTCCTATGCAAACTTCGTTTGTGATCCAAATACCGTGTAAGTAGCTGATGATGTTTTTAAAATTGTGTAAACGTAAGTGTCTACACTAGAAGCATTTCCTGCACTTGGTGCAGCTCCATTTAACCATTTAATACTGCTTTGTGTTGTTCCGTCAATTTGAAAAGTAGACGGATACGAAGCGGTTGATGCTCCAGTTGTATTTAAAAATGCTATTGTCATAGACTGTCCATTAGACATCAAAGAATTCAAAGTAACTCCAGAACTACCTCTAACATTTAAAGTAAATGCACTTGTTGACCCAGTTGTATAATACCAAACACTAGAAGTTGCTACATCCATATTAATTGTTGAAGATGTTGCTGATGCAACAATATTTGCTGTTTCAAGTAATCCAGTAACTGCAGAATTTGTTTGTATTACTCCCTGAGTACCAGTAGTTCCTTGAGCTCCCGTTGCGCCTTGTGAGCCAGTTGTACCCTGTGAGCCTGTTGCACCTTGTGAACCAGTAGTACCTTGTGAACCAGTTGTACCAGTAGTACCTTGTGAACCAGTAGTACCAGTAGTACCTTGTGAACCAGTAGTACCAGTAGCACCTTGTGAACCAGTTATTCCTTGGGCGCCAGTTGTTCCCTGTGTTCCAGTTGCGCCTTGTGCACCTTGAATAGGGCCAACATTTGTCCAAGCAGATCCAGTCCATACATACAAATCGCCAGAAATTATATAAGCATCTCCAACTGTTCCTGTTGGATGTGCCGACTGTAGAGCTCCTAGTGTTGCGTATGTTCCTAAAATATCAACGCCAGTTCCAGCAACTCCTTGTGCGCCAGTTGTTCCTTGAGTTCCTGTTGCGCCTTGTGTTCCAGTAGCTCCTTGTGTGCCAGTAGTGCCTTGTGTGCCCTGTGCGCCTTGTGTACCAGATGTGCCTTGTGTACCATTGGCTCCTTGTGTTCCTGTTGCACCCTGTGCTCCAGTGGTTCCCTGTGCTCCTTGGGAACCAGTAGTTCCTTGCGCTCCAGGATTTGCAGTTAAATAAGTATCAATGTTTTGTGCAAGTAGTTGGATATCCGCAGGAATATCTGGCGGATCTGAATAAGCAGGAAAACTAAAACCCTTTGATGTTGAGCCCATTTTAAAATTATACCACAATTCCCATAAAATCTAAGTTTCTTTTAACGGATGAAGAATACATATTAGGCATGGGTATCTTATAAAGCTTAATAAATAATTCTTGGCTTTCATCTTGTCGTCCTACCCACCAGGCAGCTACGGCTTTTTGAAATGTTAAGCAAAAATCTCCTGGGTAATCAACACCTATTGGAAGAGGTGCATGATTTTCTGATAATCTATAAAGACCAACTTCTGCATAAGTATATGCTTGCTGCCAATTTTTATTTCTTTCGCTATAACGAGAAAGCAAGAACCATGCTTCAGGTCTTCCTGGTTGATATGCAGCAGCCTTTAAAAAAAGATTTTCTACTGTAGCCTGTCTATTTTTTTGATTTTCAAAACAATTTGCTGACTTTAATAATGATGCATACACATACTCTGGGTGTGAATAGTAACCATATTCTGCCGCCCTTAAATAAAATGAAATAGCGGCAGCAGTTTGTCCTACAAGTTCATACTCTGTAGCAATGCTAAAACAAAGTTTTGGGTCAAAAGGATCTTTGCTTAGTTTTTCAACTAATTCATTTATTACCTCAAACATTTATGGCCTCTGCAATCATATTATCTATTACGTCTCCTGGCACCCTTAGAGCAAAAGCTGCGTTATCTACGTAGCCGAATGTTACTAGAAGGTCGTTATCTAATTGTGCAGCGCCAGCACAAAATTCTATTTGCCCATCTAAAAATGACCAACATTCTGGAGACATTCCCTGAAGAATAAAATTGTCATCCCATACACATAATCTATGTCTGTAGGTAGCATTTTTCTGCTTCATATAATTTTTATATAGGACAACTTCATGCGTAATAGCGATGTACTTATCTTTCCATTTAATAACTTGGGATCCACCACGCTGATCAGAATTAATAGCATTGCCTTCTTCGTGAGACACTTGCTCACATTTGGCTTCTTTAGGATCAGCTTTAACTACCTCTGTAGGAGATGTCCATTTAATATATTGAAATTCTCTATCTAAAATCGGCATCCAGTTTTTTTCACAATACGAGTTTTCATCTATTGGTGCTGGAATTCTAATACGTGATATTTCTTCTGCCGTCCAATTATCTTTATCAATCTTTAATTCTGATAATTCCATGCGACCAACTCCGTTGGTTGTTGTATCTCTGCGAACTCCTGTAGCATAATATTTGCTATCCCATTTAACAAGTCTGGCATCTTCTAATCCAACAAATGTCCATATCGGCTTAACATCTAATTTAGTTGTATCAATCAATGTCCAGTTAATTATATTTAAATCTTTATCAAGACGGCAGAGGTAGTTAGCAGTTACCAATCTTTGATCTTCTTCTGGATGTAAATATGCTAATGGTCCCCATACACTAGGAAATCTTTGATCATTTTCAGAGTGATATAAAGTATAGTTTATATGTCTTAATATACATAGGATATCTCCATCATCATCTATAAAGATAGAGGGGTTCATTAATCCTGTCCCGCCCGTTTCTTCGGCGGAAATAATAAGAGGAACTAATTTTCCCCCACTAGATATTGATCTTTGTACTAGATTCATATAAGCAATTCTACTATATTAAACAGCTATTGTAAATGTTTAAGATTTATAAGCTTAACGGTATTCTTTTGGTTGTCTAAACTGGTTTTTATATGAATCAAAAAACCTAGTTTTAAGCTTATTGGTTGTCTTAGCCTGGTCGATTAAATTTTCTTCTTTGCCAATATCCATTTGCCATTCTTCTCTTTTAAATGGAATAACTTGAGCAATTGGGGTTCCCGCTGGAATCAATCCTTGCCATTTAGTATCATTTAAAACAAAAGGGAAGTTTACTGGGGAAGTATAAGTATCCGTATCAACTACTCCAGGCATAATTGTAAATACTGATTCTCTGTGCCAAGGCTGCACAAAAGCAACAGAATATCCTGGTGGTGTTTGAATAGCCCATGGGTTTATCCATTTAGGATAAGAACCTTGATGTCCATTTCTGCTTGGATGATTTAAAGCTTGTTCTACAGGATGAAATTGAAGAATTCCAAAATTAGCCCATTCATAATGAGGTACAGTTTTTGGAAATTTATATTCCTTTGCTTTTTCTTCTGAAAGAGGTATGGTTTCTCCAGTTTTATCAAAGTGCTCTGAGTCTGCATATTCAGCATTTATTTGTGAAATATAAACGTCTACTGGAGTTTTAATAATATATCCAGAGTTAATTGCGTCAAAGACTGGCATGCATCTTTTTATTGTTCCTGTAGTCATGCCTTTTCCATTAGGAACTTTTTCTCCACCCATATAAGACTCTATATCTTTATACCATTGAGGAATGTTTTTTGATGCTGGCTCAGGTGGATATAATTCTTCTATACCAAAAATGTTAGTAAAAGTAATTATCTGTGACATGTAAAAAGTATACTACCTTTTAAATTGAAAGTAAATAGTTTTTAATTTACTTTATGGTCTTCCATAAATAAGAATTCTTCCAGATCCACCAGTTGCTCCATTTCCATGGCCACCACGAGATTCTCCAGATCCATAATAATATGTACTTCCAGATCCTCCACCGCCAGCGCCTCCTCCTGGACCACTTCCTGCAGAACCTGAGTTTCCAGCACCGCTTCCGCCGCCGCCACCATTTCCGCCAGCGCCTCCAAATGAAGCTCCTCCAGCTGCTCCATTTCCACTTGGAGAGTTAGGACCACCATCAGGAGGAGTAGGATATCCATTAAATCCTCCTGCGCCTCCAGAACCTCCACCTCCACCCCATGCAAATGTTGTTGCATTGAGAGTATTAAATGTTACTGATGTTGAAGATCCTCCAGCATTTCCATTACCTGAATTTACATTGCTATTTCCAACTCCGCCAGTATAATTGGTAGCATTTAACGTTCCGCCTAATGCACCTGATGCTGTTGTTGCTCCAGCAATATTGCTTGAGCCTGTACCTCCGTTTCCACGAGCACCGCTTGTAGAACCATTTCCTCCGTTAGCTGTTGCCACAGATGATCCACCTATTGTCAAATTACTTGCTGATCCTGCATTTCCATTACCACCTCCAGTACCTGCTGCTCCTCCTGCACCAATAGTTAAACCTAAAACTGTTCCAGAATTTATTGCATATTCATCAAAAGCCACTAGGCCTGAGCCTCCTGCTCCATAACCAGCTGCCCATGAACCATTAGGGCTAGCGCTGCCTCCGCCACCTCCAGCAACAAATGCTCTAAGCCTTGTATATCCTGATGGCCATGTATAGTTTTGTGTAGAATTAGCTGTTAATAATAAAGCGTACTGTGGATTTGGCTGAACAGCATTTGATGCAGATGATGATGATAAAGAACTACCATTTGCATTATTTGCAACTAGTGTAAATGTATAGGATGTGTTTACTGCAAAAGATCCAGTAATTGTTAATGGGCTTGTTGTTCCAGCCGCAGTTGTTACCGCTAGTGAAGGTGATGCTGTTGCTGTATAGCTTGTAATATTAGAATTTCCAGTTGAGGGAGCAGTAAAAGTTAAAGAAACTGTAGTTGCATTTACTACAGTTGCTGTTCCGATTATTGGTCTATCTGGTACTGTTGAAGGTGTTAAAGCAGAAGAAGCAGAACTTAATGCTGAATTTCCATTAGCGTTAGTTGCAACTGCTCTGAATGTATATGATGTACCAGAAGTCAATCCAGCAACTGTAACTGGGCTTCCGCCTGAACCAGTTAAAGATCCTGGAGTTGAAGTAACTGTAAATCCTGATACTGCCTTGCCACCTGTGCCATTGGCTGTTACTGGAACAGATGCAGAAACAGTAGATCCAAATGCTGCGCCAGTTATATTTGTTGGTGTTCCTGTAGTTGGAGCTTGCGGAACAGATGTTGCAGTTATAGAGTTTGATGAAGAAGATGCTAAAGCATTACCGTAACCATTTGTTGCTGTAACGGTAAAGGTGTATGATGTTCCTTGTGCTAATCCAGAAACAGTAATTGGAGAAGATGAAGCAGTTCCAGTAAAAGAGCCTGGAGTTGAAATTGCTGTAAATGAAGAAGCAAGTCCTCCACCTGAGCCTGCTGTAAATGCAACACTAGCTGAACCTGATCCATGAGTAATATTTGTTCCTATATCTGTTGCTGTTGCAGAAGTTGCAGAAGTTGGAATAACTCCGAGTTGAGACCAGCCTGCTGCTGTGTAAACTTCAATATATCCTGTTTGAGTGTTTGAATGAATCTGTCCAACTGATGGGGATCCTGGGCGGGAAGCAGTGTTTCCTACTGAATATGTTCCAGGCAATCCTGCTAATGTTGCGGGGGCATAAGTGGTGCCAGCAGATGAATATAATACTTGTCCTGATGTAGGAGAGGTTGTTGTTCCTGTTCCGCCAAATTGTGTTGCAATTGAAGAAGTTGAGTCTACATTTCCAGAAGCGTCGGAAACAAGAGGGCCAGCAGAAGTAATACCTGCTACCTGCAGCTTATTTTTAACTTTAAAATCTTTATTTGCCAATTTGGTTCACTGTCCCCTTATTGATTATATCTATATTTTAGCATTGTTTAAATACAAATGCATTAAAATTTTATTATACTGCAGTTTTTAGATATCTAACAATTACAATTCCTGATCCGCCAGCACCACCAAAATAAGTGCCTGGAAAATCTCTACGTGCACCGCCTGCACCTCCTCCAGTGTTAGCAGTACCATCAAGTCCGTTGTTATCGGTACGAGATGCTCCACCTCCATGTGATGCTGAGCCAGGAGTTGCACCTCCGCCTCCACCACCACCTGCGTATCCTCCACCTACACCAGTACCAGTAGCAGAAGCCCAAGAACTAAATGCTGTACTTCCAGCACCACCTGCACCACCATTGCCAGCGCTAGCGTTACCACCAACTGCTCCAGCACCACCACCGCCAGCGCCTACGAAAGAAGTTTCCGTACCACTTGATGGTGCAGTTCCTCCACTATTGCCCTGACCTGCGGTTCCAGCACCAGGAGAAACTACTTGTATTGTGTAAGATGGGTTTCTTCCTCTAGCGCCACCACCTCCTGAACCTCCAGTTGCAGAAGCAGTACCATCACCATTAGCGCCATAACTACCACCTATTGCTGTAGTAAGACCAGTAAAACTTGTATTTCCAGCCAAGTCATAACTATTGCTAGGGCCTCCTGCACCTATAGAAATAGTTTTATTACCTGGAGTTAAAGTAGCATTTTCTGTGTAAACAAGACCACCAGCACCACCACCAGCAGAAGCATAATAAGAGCCTGAACTATTTGAAAATCCACCATTTCTAGCGCCTCCGCCACCAGCAACCATAATAACATCTGCTGTTAAATTGCTATCAGAAATTCCCAAAGTTCCATTTGCAGTAAATGTTCTATAAAAGTATGTTGCATCTGATGAAAGTGTTCCACCTGTGACAACAGGCTTAACAAGAGGAGTTACACTATTAGAAGCACTTGATGCAATGGATACTCCATTAGCATTTGTCGCAGTTATTGTAAATGTATAAGAAGTTCCACTTGTAAGTCCAGTTACTGTAATTGGAGACGAGCTTGAAGTTCCAGTAATACCACCAGGTGAAGAAGTTGCTGTGTAGCTAGTTATTGAAGATCCACCAGTTGCATTTGCTGTAAATGTAATTGTTGCAGATGTGGGTCCTGCTACAGATGCTGTACCAATTGTTGGTGCTTGAGGAACTGTTGTAGCAGTTATAGAAGATGTTGGTGCTGTTGCTGTAGCATTTCCATAGCCATTTGTTGCAATTATTGTAAAAGTGTATGCTGTTGCAGACTGCAAACCAGTAACTGTTACTGGTGAAGAAGAGCCTGATCCAGTAAAACCGCCTGGAGAAGACGTTGCTGTATATGTTGAAGCTAATCCACCACCAGATGCTGGTGTAAATGTTACTGTTGCAGATCCATTATTAAATGCTCTGGATGTGCCTACATTTGTTGCTGTTCCAATAGTTGGAGTAAGAGGAATTACGCCAAGTTGCGACCAGCCTGCTGCAGTATAAACTTCAATATAACCAGTTTGTGTATTTGAGTAAATATCACCTAATGCAGGAGATCCTGGTCTACTTGCTGTATCTCCTTTTGTAAATCCATTTGGCAATGTAACCCAAGATGTTGTTGTTCCGTTGGTTTGTAAAACTTTATTAGTGTTATCTGTTTGAGTTGGTAGTAATGCATTTAGAGCATTAGATGCAGATGTTTGTCCTGTTCCGCCCTCTGTTATAGGAAGGGGTGTACCAAGATCTAGTCCTGATTTTACTTTAAAATCTTTATCTGCCATTGGTACACCTATCCTTTAATTATTTTATTATTATAAAATTAATATAATATTATCCTATAATTTTCCAATTTAAATTTTCTTCGTCCCAGGTATAAATATTTTCATCTTTTGGATAAGGAATTGGTGGATTCCACCTTATTTCTTCTTCATCAAATACCCAAGAACTAAAAGGCTTTTGTGGAATAAATATATCTTTATTTTCATCATATGTATCTCCAATTCCAGCAAATTTATTTCTAAAATTAGAATTATATGATGTTTGAATCCATCTGCCTCCTAGATTATCAACAAGCCACTTATAGCCTTCGTCGCCATTTGGATCATCATTATTTCCAACTGTTACACGAATGACAGTATTATTTTCATCAATTTCTGCCCAATGACTCATTTTTTTCTCCTTGTCTTTTTATTAAAATATGTTATCAAGTTAGATAACGAATAACAACAATTCCTGATCCGCCTGCTCCACCATTATTTGCAGCTTTATTTGCAATATCTGTACGTGTGTCTATGCCACCACCACCACCGCCGCCTCCTCTGTTAACAGTCCCTGCGCCTCCATGATTACCACCGCTTGTTGAAGCGCCTCCTCCATTTCCACCTGTTGTTGGTCCTGCTGTTCCTGAAGTACTTGTGCCGTTATCGCCACCAGCTCCACCGCTTCCTCCACCTGCATAAATAATATTAGATCCAGTTTGATAATTATTGTTTTCTCCAACTCCGCCTGCTCCGCCAGTAACAAGGACGGCAACTCCTCCAACTGCACCTTTTCCTCCACCTCCTTGAGAACCCATGTTACCAGTCTGAGTTCCTGAACGACTTCCACCATTGTTACCTTGTGATGGACTAGTAGATGGTGTATTTCCTGCCCCACCATCTCCTCCTCCTCCAGGAGATGAACCTCCACCAGAACCACCCGCAGCGCCACCTGTACCTAAAGCCTGACTTCCGCCAAATCCACCACCTGTTGATGTGTAGCCAAATGCGGTAGAATCATTGCCATTTTGACGACTAGGTGCAGCGTCTGTATGTGCTGGAGCGCCAGAACCTACAACAATTGGATAGGTTCCAGTTGGGTTAGTAAATGAAAGAACACGCATTCCTCCAGCACCTCCTCCTCCACCAGACAATCTATTTCCGTTTCCAACACCATAACCAATATTGCCTGAACCGCTACCAGCACCACCTCCTGCAACAAGAAGGACCTCTAGAGTTCCACTGTTACCACTTTGTACAAAACTACCGTTGCCTGTAAATGTGTGAACAGTATATGCTCCAACTGTTGTTTTTGTTCCGCCTGTTGCTGATATTGGAGTATCTGTTGTAATTGAGTTAGAAGCAGAAGATGCTAATGAATTTCCATTTGCATTTGTTGCACTAACAGTAAATGTGTAAGATGTTGTTGGAGATAAGCCAGTTATAGTAAATGTACCAGAACCAGATTGATTTAGTGTTGATGTTACTGATCCAGGAGATGATGTTGCTGTATAAGATGTAATTGTAGATCCACCATTACTTGCAGGAGCACTAAATGTCAAAGTTGCAGTTGTTGTTCCTGTTTTTGTTGCAGTTCCAATAGTTGGTGCTTGAGGAACTGTTGAAGGTGTTAATGAAGAAGATGCAGAACTTGCTGTTGAGTTACCATTAGCGTTAGTTGCAACTGCAGTAAAAGTATAAGATGTTCCAGATGTTAGGCCAGCAACTGTTACAGGGCTTGTGCCTGAGCCAGTCAGAGATCCTGGGCTAGATGTTACTGTAAACCCTGAAACTGCCTTACCACCTGTTGCATTAGCTGTTACTGGAACAGAGGCAGAAACTGTAGATCCAAATGCTGCTCCAGTTATATTTGTTGGCGTTCCAATGCTTGGTGTTTGTGGAACTGTTGTAATGGTTGCAGAGTTAGATGCTGAAGACGCTAAAGCGTTTCCATATCCATTAGTTGCGGTTACTGTAAAAGTCAAAGATGTATTGGAAGGAATTCCAGTAACAACTACTGGTGAAGAAGATCCAGAACCTGAATAGCCACCAGTTGTTGATGTTGCTGTAAAACTTGATGCCAATCCTCCGCCAGTTGCTGCTGTAAATGTAACGCTTGCAGCCCCATTATTGTATGCTCTATCTGTTCCAACATCTGTTGCTGTTCCAATAGTTGGAGATAAAGGAATTACGCCTAATTGTGACCAACCTGATGCTGTATAAACCTCAATATATCCTGTTTGTGTATTTGAATAAACGTCTCCTACGGAAGGAGATCCTGGTCTAGATGCTGTATTACCTCTTAATACGTGTCCATTTTCTGCTGTTGCATGTGCAGAAATAGCAGCAGCTGTTTCAACATCTGTAGCCAGATCACTGGCTGTTGTTAAAAGTGCTGCTAAATCTCTGCTTCTTGTCATTTAATTATTCAACCATGTCCCAGTTGCATGTATCTTCATTGAGAGTCCAAGTAACTTCCTTTGTCCCGCCCTCAGCTTCTGGGTCTGCGATTGTGGTCGGCGGCATAGGTGGAATAAATGCATCTCTTACTGAATCCCATGTGTATCCAATACCTGCATAATTCTTTCTAAATCCTGGTTCATCTGTAATTTCATTTGTCTCAGGATTTTTACGCTTTCCTGCAATTGCATTATATGAAGTCTTTACCCAAGTTCCGCCAAGATTATCAATTAGCCATTGATATCCTTCATCTGGATCATTATTGTCTCCAACAAGTACTCTTGTTACAATGTTGTTCTCATCTAATTCGGCCCAATGTGCCATAATATTTCTCCTTTGTTTTCTTTATCTTATTTTAGCATTCTTTAATGCTAAAATCTATTGGATGTATAAATTTTTTTCCATCCCATTTTCCACCAACTGTTGCTAATCCATATTCAACTTTCATTTCTATTCCAGTTAAATCTTTATGATTAATCAATTCATTTTCCCAACACCAGCCAACTACAATGTTGTCTTTATCTATTAAAGCATACATTAGTAATATAACCAAACTCCTCCAGAACCACCAGATCCTCCAGTTCCACCATTTCCAACTTGTCTTCCTCCAGCTCCGCCTCCACCGCCGCCGCCTCCAGTATTTGCAGAAGCAGAAACTCCATTACCTCCAGAAGCTCCAGATGAATTAACTGGACCTGCTCCACCATTTCCAGCAGAACCCCAGGGACTAGCTCCACCAGCCCCACCAGAAGATCCTGGGCTAGATGCTCCGCCTCCTCCGCCACCTCCGCCAGATGGACCTCCAGCTCCTCCAAACCCTCCACGGGAAGTTCCATAATTTCCAGTTATTCCAGTTACGCCTCCAGAACCATATGCTCCACCAGCTCCACCATTATATCCTCCAGATGTAACATCTGCAGTCTGTCCAGATCCACCTCCGCCTCCAGAACCACCCTGGCCTCCATCTAGGCCTCCTGTAGAATAAGAAGTAGCGCCTCTACTAAAATTTTTAGCACCATAACCACCACTTGCACCTGCAAAACCACATGCTGATGAATTTCCATTATTGCCTGGATTGGTTGGAGTTTGCTGTGACCCTGAAGCTCCGCTGCTACCAGAACCACCAGCTCCAATAATTACAGATAAAGATGTTGATCCATGTGTTGGCACAAGACCAAAACTATAATATCCTCCTCCGCCTCCGCCACCGCCTGCACCAGTTACTCCACCATTGTCAAAACCTGTTGATCCTCCAGAACCACCACCACCGCCACCTAAACAAGCTATATATAGCATATTTGTTCCAGATGGAATTGTAGCTGTTCCGTTTGATGTAAAAGTTTGTCTTAAACTTGGTTGAATAGTGCTAAAAGATGCACCCAAACTTGATAAATTAATAGGCATTATCCCATCCTCCATCCATATGTTGATCCTGTGTATAAAAATAAAGCGGCTCCGCCTGAGATATCTATTGTAGCATTATCTGATTGTCCATTAATCTTTAAAGAATTTCTTAATACTGTAATATTGTTTGTTCCCGCCGCATTTGATGCATCTACAATTTGAATTTCATCTCCAACTGTAGGAGAAGCAGGTAAGGTTAAAGATCTTGCTGCTGTTGTATCTACAAAATATCTTGTTCCCGCCACTAATGTAATATTTGAATTTATTGAAGAATTTGTAACAGATGCTGGGCCTGTTGCTCCAGTTGTGCCTTGTGCGCCAGTTGTTCCTTGTGTACCAGATGTTCCTTGTGCGCCCGTTGTACCTTGTGCTCCTGTAGTTCCCTGTGGGCCCGTAGAGCCCTGTGTGCCCGTTGTACCCTGTGTTCCAGTAGTTCCTTGTGCACCGACGGGGGTAGAGATAGCAAGGTCTTGCCATGCAGTTCCATCATATACTTTAACAATTTTAGCCATCAGTTGTCTTTTCTAAATCAAGAAGGTGTTGAGCGTATTCTTCGTCATTCATCTCACGAACAATCTCTTCTTGAGTTTGGCAATTAATAATTACTACATTAGGTCTTGTCATTAGTTTGCTCCATAAAGTGCTAGTCCGCCAGCCGTTGCGCCATTGTAACCAGTAGAATTAAGAGTTAAAGTTAATGATGTTATTGGGTTAGTATTTTTCCAAGTTCCCCAATTTTCAGTTTGATGTTCACCCTGAGAAGAATTAATAAAAGAACCGTGTGACGCAACCCTTTTATACGCAAGAGATGTATTTACATCAAAAACATCAACCCAACCACCTTGATGTGTATAACCATTGGTTGGACTATAATAAGAAAGATAAAAAGCATCAGAATTGTTATATGAAGTTACTGCAAAACTACTAGCGCCAGGAAGAATTCCTTTTTGCATATGTGTATAACCACTGTTAGACGAATTAAATGTTACTTTAATATTACCGCCACCTTCATATTCTCTAATTAAAAGCCTTAGATATCTGTAACCAGAAATAGAACTAAATGTAATGCTAGCACCTGTTGACGTGGTAGAGGTTATAAGTTCCCAGCTAGGTTCACCAGAAGACCAGCCTGCTGATGTTCCATCTGTTACTGAAATACCAGATGAAGGAGCAGGAAATACTGCAATACCCATATTATGATACCTCCATACCTGAGATATGAAAGTTAACAGATGTTGCAGATGCTCCACCAGTAATAGTATTTGTAGTAGCAAGTACCTGTTTTAAATCAATATATGCTGTTGAGTTTGCTGCAATAGCTGCAGTTGTATGAATTGCAGTACCTGCTAAAGCAAGCGTGAATGTCTGAGCAGAGCCAGATGTATTAGTAACAGCAATGTTGGTTACAACTGTTGTTGTAGAAGACGGTACTGTATATAATGTTGTTGCTGTATTTGTTGTTGCTGCTCCCCTGAACAGTGCTTTTGCTGTATTTGGCATTAGTAGGCTCCCATTATATTTGCTATTTCTATATCGTTAACTCTTGCAATTGTAGCATAAGTTGAACCTGCGTTTGACTGTGTCAAATAAGTTGAGCCTGCATTTGATTGTGTCAAATATGTAGATGCTGCAGTTGAAGATGTTAGATAAGATGATAAATCAATTGTTCCCCAAGATGAGGCTGATCCATTTGTTGTTAAATATTTGCCGCTATTCCCAGTCTGGGAAGGAACGGCAACTAAAATTGCTGAATTAATTTCTGCCTGTGTATATGTATTAGTAGGAGAAATTAATGTAATTCCTATTACTTCAATTATATCGCTTACCGCCGCCGCAGATAATAGTGTAATTGTATTAGAATTTGAAGTTGTATAATCAGATGTTCTTACAAGCAAAATTCCATTTAAGTATACGCTTTCTGTTCCATCTGTAAATGAATTTGTAACTGTAAAAACTGTTTGTCCAGCAGTTGCTGTAAATGTCTGTCTTCTAACTAAAGTTGGATCAAATGCTGGGGCAGATGAATCAGAATCTACCCAAATTTGTCCAGCTACTGGATAAGATGGTTCTGATGTTTGATAAGCTGTAGATAAAACTGTATTCCATTGTGTGGTTGTACCATTTGTTTGTAAATACTTATTTGTATTGTCTGTTTGAAGGGGTAGCAAGGCATTTAAGGCGTTTGCAGCTGTTGTCTGTCCTGTTCCACCCTCTGCAATTGCTAGGGTCGCAGAAGAGCTTATAGCGCCAGATGAATCAGTTTTTACAATTCCCGCTGTAGATAGGGCGGGAATAACTAATCCATTCTTTACCTTAAAGTCTTTATTAGACATTTATTACCCCTTAAAGTGCTACTTTGCTAAATTTAACCGTTACATTTGTACTTGCGGCATCTGTTGCTGTTACCTGCAATACTGCATTTGTTGAAGACACTGCTGCTGAAACAACTACTCCTGCAATTGTTCCACCAGTTTCTGTGATTGCAAATTCTGTCATGTCTACAGAAGTTCCGTCTGTCTGAACAATTACCTTAGATGTTCTAACCTTTGAACCCTGCTTTAATGAAACCATATATTCAATTGATGTAAATGCTGACAATGCTGTGGTGTCTACAGTTTCTACTGTATTTCCAGTAACAGTGTCTGTTCCAGTTACAATTGGTACTACTAATGTTCCCCATGAAGCAGATGTTCCATCTGTTGTTAGGTACTTACCTGAATTTCCTGATTGAGAAGGAAGACTGATTGGTGCTGCCGCCCACTCAACTCCATTTGTTGCACTTGAGTTTGCTGTAAGCAAATACCCGTTTGTACCAACGGCAAGCTTGGCGGGAGTATTATCGGCTGAAGCAACTAAAATATCTCCCTTTGTGTCAAATAATGACTCATCTACCTTGCCGTCTAATTGTGTTTGAATTGATGAAGTTACACCGTCTACATAATTTAGCTCTGTTGTAGACAAAGTTGCACCGTCAAGAATATTTAATTCTGTTGAAGTTGATGTAAGATCTACGTTTTCATTAACCTTTGGCAGAGTCAGAGTTTTATTGGTAAGAGTGTCTGTGCTTGAAGCAGAAATCTTTCCATCAATCTGAGTCTGAATTGCTGATGTAACGCCATCTACATAATTTAATTCTGTAGCTGTAGCTGTAAGAGCTACATCTTCATTAATCTTTGGACTTGTTAAAGTCTTATTAGTTAAAGTTTGAGCGGTAGAAAGATCTGCAGTAATTGCTGTATCAATTGATAATGTTCCAGCTGTTGCTTCAGATAAACCATTTCCTGCAATTACTACCTGACCAGCATTAAACTGAATATAAGAAATTGATGTTGTTCCAATTGTAATTGTTCCAGTTGTGCTTACAATAAAACCATATCCTGCTTGTGATCCATTTTGTACGAATACAAAGTCTCCATATGCAATTTCTCCTGCTGGAGAATTATCTGCATCTGTTGCACGAGTTAATACCCATGGAGCAGATCCTGAGCCAATATCTGTTATTGTATAAAGACCATTTTGCTTTCCATCTGTTTGATTCTTGACAAGGATTCTATCTCCAAGTGTAAATGATGTATGGGTATCTAAAGCTATCCAGGCACGATTTGTGTCGGCAGTAAGTGTAGCTCCTACACCGCTTGTTCCATTGCTATAATTTGCTGATAAATTTGTTGTTGTGGCTGCATGTACTGGTGTATGAAAGTTCAATCCAGCTGTAGTATTATCTACATATGCTTTTGTTGCCGCATCAGATGCTGATTGTGGTTCACCTAATCCAGTAATTTTATATGTAGCCATAGCCACATTTGCAGTTGGTGCACCTACTGCGCTTAGCGCAAATTCTGATGGATCTACTGAAATTGCACCTGTTGAATCATCGTAGTCTAATCCGTTTCCAACGGCATTTCCTACTGCATCCTGTGCTAACTCATCAGAAAAATACTTATTTGTTGATCCTTGTGCCACATCATCTGTTCCTAATGTGCGTGAACCACCAAGTGATGTAGATGTACCATTAATTGTAATTGATGAATTTGAAAGCTTATCATTTGCAATTGATCCAGCAAGCATAGCATTTGAAACTGATGCTGTATCTCCAGTTGTTACAATTGTTCCAGTTACATCTGGAACTGTAATTGTACGATCTGCTGTTGGGTCTGTTACTTGTAAAGTTGTCTCATATGAATCTGCTGTTGCGCCTTCAAAAACAATTGCTGTTGGAACATTAATATTTCCTGTAAATGTAGCACCTGAGAGTGCTGCATATGCATTTAAATCTGTTGCAAGTACTACTGTACCAGTAGCATCTGGGAATGTAATTGTTCTATCTGCTGTAGGATTTGTAAATACTACAGTTGTTTCATTTGAATTATCTGTTTCACCTTCTACAATAAATCCTGGACCCAGAATTAATGCATTTCCAGAATTATCCATTTGGACAAGTCCGCCTTTTACGTTAACATCTTCTGATAGTACATAATCGCCTAGCGCTGATGTAAGACCTGCTGGGGTTACGTTTACATAGGATGAAATGCTATTCCATGCTGTTCCAACAGTTGGGGCAGTTACTGCAGGACCAAGCTTAAACTTACCTGTATCTATTTCAATACCCATTTCACCTGGATATAGTAGTGGATTATTTGTTGTCCAGTTACTTGCGGTGTCTCTTCTTAATTGAATTCTAATTGCCATTTTATGCTGTTCCCCCATCTATTGAATCATTAAATACTGTTGTTGCTCCCCCGCCATTTATTGAAACTACATAATCAGTATTTTCTGCGTAATTTCCATAATCAACGGTTCTAATTCCTCCATCTGTGTAGTGTGTATGGTCCAAAATTGCTTTTGGACCAGCCACATCATACCAAATTTCTCCGTTATATGCCTTAATAGTTCTTTCTTCTGTATTATAATACATTTGTCCAGTTATTGGATTAGATGGCGCTGTTGCCATATTAACCAATACTATCGGAGTTAAGAACTTTTTGGCCATGTTTATGCCTGTACTACTACTCTGTATGTTTCTCCTGAAACAGGAGCTACAGCAAATCCGATTGTTACAGCAGATGTAGTTATTCTTGTAATATCTGTCTCAACCTTAGCACCTGTTGCAACTTCATAAACAGCAACTTGAATATCTAATGTATCAAGGCCGTGTGTTATTGCAAATTCTGTTGCACTAAATGGATTTGTTGGTGTAATAGTAGTTGCATACTTTCGTACAACAACTGCTGTATTAATTGCTACATCATCAGCATTTACTGTAATACCTGTTCCAGCACCAACATTAAATGTTGTTCCAGATTGTGTAAGACCAGAACCTGCTGTAAATGCTCCAGCTCCTGAGAACTGTGTAAACGTTAATGCTGTTGTTCCTAATGTTATTGCATCATCTGTTGTAAGAACCCAGCCAGTGTTTCCATTAACTGTACCTTCTGATACAAATGTAAACATTCCTGCTGTAACTTCTGAGCTTATATTTGCATCTTCTGCACGATCTGGTGCTCCAGATTCCTTTACAACGTAGATACCATTTTCAGAAGCAGTTGCTTGATTCTTAACAAGTACACGGTTACCAGTAACAAGAGTTACTCCGTCAAGAGTATCCCCGTTTTCAAGTGCTGAGGCTAATGTTACTGATTCAGTAGTTGCTACACGAACTGATGCTTTAACATCTAGTCCACTTGCAGTTGCATCTACATAAGCCTTAGTAGCAATTGTTGTGGTATCAACTGTAAGTTCGCCGCCACCTGAAAGTGATAGGCCTGAACCAACGCTTAGGATTCCTGCATTAGTGCCTTGAATACCCTGAGAACCTGTAGTTCCTTGAGCACCAGTAGTTCCCTGCGAACCAGTGTTACCAGTTGTTCCCTGAGATCCTGTTGTTCCTTGTGTTCCAGTAGTTCCTGTTGCACCTTGTGCACCAGTATCTCCTACTGCTCCTTGTGCACCTGTAGAACCAATTTCTCCTTGGCTTCCAGTTATACCTTGGGCTCCTGTAGAACCTTGAGCACCAGTTGTACCCTGAGCACCTGTTGTACCCTGTGTGCCAGTTGTACCAGTTGTACCTTGTGCGCCAGTTGTACCTTGAGATCCTGTCTCACCTTGTGTACCAGTCGTTCCCTGTGCGCCAGTAGTTCCTTGTGCACCAGTTGTACCTTGAGTACCTGTTGTGCCCTGTGCTCCAGTTTCACCCTGTGCACCAGTTGTACCCTGAACACCAGCAATACCTACTGCACCAGCAAGATTTACTTGCCAGGTTGTATGTGTTCCAGAACCAATATGACGTGTTTTATCAAAATCAAGTCTTCCTGTACCGCTATTGTATGTTGTTACACGAGCATATTGAATATTAGAACCGTCATAGGCAAGAATAATATCTTGACCAACCGTGTAATCAACTGCAGTATCTGTAACAGTTACAAAACCAGTTCCGTTATTAGCAAGTGATACTGAACCAGTTGCAGAAGTTGAGTACTTATCTCCAGCTAAACCGTCGGTTCCTTGAGAACCAGTAGTTCCCTGAGAACCTACTGCACCTTGTGTTCCAGTTGTTCCTTGGGCACCAGTAGTACCTTGTGCTCCAACTTCTCCCTGGGTTCCAGTAGTTCCCTGTGACCCAATGGCACCCTGTGTACCAGTAGTACCTTGTGCTCCAGTAGATCCCTGTGCACCAATTTCTCCTTGTGTACCAGTAGTTCCTTGAGTACCAGTTGTACCAGTATTACCTTGTGCGCCCTGTGAACCAGTTGTTCCTTGGCTTCCAGTGGAACCAATAGCACCTTGTAAGCCAACTTCGCCTTGTGCTCCAGTAGATCCTTGCGCTCCAGTTGTTCCCTGAGAGCCAGTGTTACCAACAGATCCTTGTGCACCTGTTGTTCCCTGAGCTCCTACATCACCAGTTCTAGCAAAAGTGATAAGTACAGGATCTGATTCTCCAAATGATCCTGAACCACTGAGGTATGTAACATCAATATTGAAATAAGTGGCTTGATCAACCATCGAGTTAATTGCATACATCGCAAATACTGCAGGGTTAGATTTCTTTGAGATCTTTACGTGACCCTTGATAGGGGATGTAGAGTCATCAATAGTTGCTAAATATGAAGAGATGTTTGTTGTATTTACATCTTCATCATCAATTAATAGTTTTGTTGCAGATGCAAGTGTGTTGTTAAATCTAACAATACCTGACCCTGGGTCTGCAATAGACGTGTCAGTGTAGTAAGCGTACTCAACAGTTACACCGCCAAATGAACCTTCGGCTCCTTGTATACCAGTTTCACCTTGTGTACCAGTGGTACCTTGTGCTCCTGTTGTTCCTTGTGCACCAATAGCGCCTTGTGTACCAGTTGTTCCTTGTGCACCAGTTGTACCTTGAGCACCCTGGGTACCAGTAGTACCTTGAGAACCTATAGCACCTTGTGTACCAGTTGTACCTTGTGCTCCTGTTGTTCCTTGTGCACCATCAGAACCAACGTATCCGTCTGTACCTTGTGCACCAGTAGTACCCTGTGAACCTGTAGTGCCCTGTGTACCAGTTGTTCCTTGTGCACCAACAGCGCCTTGTGTACCAGTTTCGCCCTGTGTACCAGTTGTACCTTGTGCTCCTGTTGTTCCTTGTGAACCAGTCGTACCTGTTGTTCCTTGAGATCCTGTTGTACCAGTAGCGCCTTGTGCGCCTGTGCTGGTGTTAATCCATGCGCTACCATTCCATGATCGTAAAAATCCTAAAACTGTGTCAAAATAAATCTGCCCAACCACTGGTGAAGCTGGTGCCGTTGATAAATTTTGAATTCTTGCATTTAATAGCTCATTCTTATTGAGATCTATTCCTACCATAAACTTTCTTGCCATCTTTTTATCTCCTTAAGACAGGTACGCTGTCCCTGAAAATGGTTGAGCCATTGTCAGCGTTATTTGGTTAATACTATTATAATCTATTCCTGTTTCCAATACATTTCCTGCACTATCCTTAATTGTTACGTTAGGATAGAAACCTAAATTGTGTGCTATTACCTTTGAATAAACATCACTTACTGGTCCTGTTACGGACCCCACTTCCCATGTTACATAATATGCATAAGTTCCAGCAGCTGCTGCACCCAAAGTAACTGTCTGTGCGCCGACCCATGTTGAATCGGATAGCTTTGGGCCATAAAATATTTTTGATACTGTGTCGTAGTAATAATCGTCTTGTAGTCCAAGGTTGTTTGCTGGTGCCCCAGATCCATTTAATATTGTTTTTCCTCTTGCACCTTGTGGGCCAGGAACTGTTACTGTAACTTGATTTCTAGATGATAAAGATGTTACTATGTTTGTCATTATATTGTCACCGACCTTGATAACGTCATAAATCCTTCAAGTATCTTAACCTTATTGGTATTGGAATCAGTAAGCATAATGTCGTATGAGGATTTTGGAAAAAACAATTTATTTGTTTGTGTAGGTGTCATTCTAATTGTGAGCTGGCCGTTGGTAGGATCAATCGTTATTCCGCCACTTGGTGAAGTTAATGTAAAAGCTAACTTGCTTCCGCCTTTTGCATCACGAACCTGCATTTTAGCAGAGGCTCCAGTAAGATCTATGGCTTCGCCTTCTGGATCTTTGTATTCAACGATAAACGAGAAAGTAGCATTTTGATCTACTTCCCAATTTTTTTGTCCTGCCATTTACTAGTACTCCTAAATAGGAAAACTCCTATGCTTATTTTAGCATAGGAGCAATCCTAATCGTGTTTAATTACTTTGTTGACTTAAAGCCAAACTCTTTGTTACTTGGGCTAAGCGCCTTTAAAATTACTGGAGCAACGGCGGCAACGCCACCCATTAGCAAATCTCTTGGATTTGTATTTCCAGTCATGTACAAAGCAATTGCTGCTGAAAGAAATGCTCGTGCATATGTTCCTAGCGCTGCTAAAATTTCCTCTGTCATTGTAACCTTTCCGTCCTTATTTAGATCTCTGTTCATTTGATCATCTCCAATTTTGGGCGTTGTGCCCAGAATTTTGAGGGTATCTCCCCCAATACTATTATTCTACCATTAAGCTGAAATATCTACAATCTCACAATTTCCATCAGAGGTGCAAGCTAGGGTCTGTGTTCCACTAGTTCCATCCTCTGTCTCGTAGAAAGACAAATCTTCCCAACGAATGCTTTTAGGCATTTTGCCAAGCAGGTCTAGGTACTCTTCTTTTGTAACTTCCTGGTATGGAGCCTGCTTATAACTGTGATCTGAATGAGGCAGGAATGAAATACCTGATACTTCATCAAAATGCTTATATACCCAAGCACCTACTTCCATCCACTCATCTTCTTTTACTGAAACAGTAATGGATGGCTTGTGTTCACACCATGCACGCTGATATACAAGCCAAATATTTAAATGTTCGATAGCTGTTAAATCATTTCTAACAATTGCGCCTTCTGGTGCTTTTACTGGAAATGAAAATACATAAGTGTCATTTGGCTTCATTACATCATCTTCTACTGGAATTCCGACTTCCTTTAAAAATGTAGAAATAGGATCTCCCTTTGAACCACGAACTGTTCTAATGTAATATGGAGAATGCCATGCATGCATACCAGAAGAAACTCCTACCAATTGAGATACTGTTCCAGATGGCTTTACACATGTAATAGCTGCAGATTCTTGAATGCCAATATTGCCTGCCTCATCTTTGTTTTTTTGTCTTGCTACTTCTCTAAGTGTCATTAAAAATGCTTCTAGTGAAACCAAATCATCTTTTCCTGACATAAACTTGTGACCAAATTGTCCAGTTAAAGATACACCAAGTAGGCGTTCTTCTTCTGTGTTATCTTTCCAAATTTTACGAAGATACTTAAAGTCTGTAAGAGTTGATTGCCATGTTCCAAGAATGGTGGCCAATTCTACTTTACGCTGAATATCTTTCTTTGTATCGTTTTCACGTAATACGACTTCTGAAAGATTACAAAACTGATAAGGACGGAGAATAATTTCCGAACACGGGTTTGTTCCATAGTGTATGTCTGCATCTCTTCTTCCAAATTTTGCAGCTTGTGCTTGTGCAGCTGCAACGTTGTAAATACCACGCTCTCCTGATTTTGAATCATATAGCGACTTCCATTCTGCAATAAATTGCTCCATGTCTGGCTTACGAGAATAAGCAACAGAGTTGTTTGAAAGAGCACGTTGAGAATTGTTTTCCCACCAGTTTCCTGACTTTGCTTGTGCCATTTCGATATCATTAATATTTGAAAGAGAAATCATGGCAGATCGACGAACTCCACCAACAACAACAATCTCTCCTATCTTACACATAATGTCGTGTGCTTCAATTGGTTTTAATTGACGACCTGCTGCTGACTTGAACTTTGCAATTGTAAAATCAAAAAGGTTGATTAGTGGTTGTGGACCAGATGAGCGTCCGCCCATTGTCTTAAGACGAGCACCAGCTGGACGAAGCTTACTTACATCAACTGCTGGAATCTGTCCTGACCAAAGTAAAGCAAGCAGCTCACGGTATGCTTTTGCCCAACCCTGCTTTGAATCTTCAACTGTAATTACTGTAGATGATTTTTCAAATGATTCTGGGACGGCAGGAAGCTTATTAATATACTTGTACTCAACAGAAAATCCAACACCAGTTCCACACATAAGAATATACATAGTCTCATCAAATGATCTTGGTGAATCAACTGGGACAAATGAGCAGTTATAGCCTGCCACATGATCTCTATCTAATGCTGCACCAGCAGTCATTACAGATCTCATTGACGGCATTACGTTTCTGTTAAAAACCGCATCTTTAACTTCTTCTACAATTTTTTTATCTGGAACATAGTTGTGTTCTTTTAAAAGGTGACCCATCATAAAATCAAAATATCGATCTACTGTTTCTCCCCATGTTTCTCTGCGATTTTCTTCAGGCATCCATCTTGCATAGCGAGACAATGCGATAAAGTTTTCATATGGGTTTTCAATAGTTCTTGACATTTTTTGGTTACACCTTTTCTTCCGCCTTACGGATTGATTAAATTTGAATGAGGTCTAAGTGTATCAAACTTTATTTTAGTGGGGAAGGGGTTAAGAAAACTTTTTAAAGATGTGTTCAAAAGCTTTATTAGTCAACTGATCCCAATTATATTCTTCATGAATTTTAGTCGACTGAGCATAATAATAACCAGAGTATGCTTTAAAGTTTAAAGACACATCTCTCATTAGTTTAGCTAAGTGTCTTTGATTTGGTTCATAAACTTTACCATCATGAAAAGACCAGGGGGAATCTATAAATTCTGACTTTAATTTAAGTGGTCCAATGTAATCAGAATAATGTGCCCAATCATAAGTAGATATAACTGGCATTCCAGTTGCAAGTGCTTGTAATGGGATAAAACCAAATCCCTCTCCATAACTAGGATATATTAAAACATCATGCTTATGATAAAGATCTACTAATTCTTTTTCGCTTAGCTTTTCAGTAATTATAGTAATGTTGTTATATATAGCATCTGGTAAACCAACTATGTTCTTATCGATAAAGTTATTATATACACGTGTAGTATTATGATTGTATGCTTTGATAGTTAAAGAGTACTTATGATTGTTTCCATAGAGAGATGTAAATGTATCAACTACCATCTGTCCCGCTTTTCTTGGTGCAGGTTCTCCAACATGTAAAAATCTTATTACGCCATCATCTTTTCTTCTTATTGGCGTCCACATTGGATCAATTCCATGAGGATATACTTTAACATCATCAATTCCATTATTTTCAAAAACATCTTTACACCAGTTTGATGTTGTCCATACTTCATCACATGTATCCATAATTGGCTTCCATTCTTTTGGAAGTTCTGTAGATTCCCATGGAGTATAACTAATTTGATATTGATCTTTATTTAACTTAAAATAAACTGGCTGAGAAAAATTTAATTGTACTGGAAATTTTGGATTTTCAATTTCTACATTATGTCCAAGTCTTATTAGAGATTCCATAATTTTTAAGCTTGCGTTACCGTAACCGTTAAAGGTTTTAAGATTATCTGTCGGTGTTGAGAATGATATATCCATAATATTTTCTGGTTGACTGACTTGACAGTAACTTACTGACAATGTTAAGATTATAGTTCGTTATCTCTAAAGGAGGAAATGCCAATGGAGAATATAAAGCAAAAGCTAAGCGATTTTGCTCACAGTACGAC